GTCTTCTGCTCTGTCGTAAGCTCGACGTCGCGATCGAGGCGCGTCTCCGGCGGCAGATCCACGCAGTCATCTAGAGAGAAGCGGATCGAGGGCTGCAGCACCTTGTGCACGTCGTCGAGCGCGGTGGGCTTCGCCCGCCAGGTGTACGGGCCCGTCTGGTCCATCGTCTTTTCCTTGAACGCACGGAAGTACTTCGGCACGTCAGGGTTCGTTGGATTGATCAGTCGAGCTTGAGCCCAAGCATCCGTCACCTCGTTTGGAATTGGAGCGCCCGTCATCCCAAGAGCTCGCCGAGGAACTTGCTTATTGATAATGGTGTTGAGAGCTTTCCAACGATCGGTCGACTGGTTTCTCGCCATCGCTACTTCATCGACGATGACCATGTCGATATCAGCTCGATCTGCGAGCTGCTCCAGGATGACCTTTGCGCCGTCGATATTGATGACATAGACGTCGTGCTCAGCTGCAAGGAGCTTCTTCCGCCGTTGAGCACTCCCGTAGAGCACAGCACACGATAGATGTGGGAAGGAGCGAAAAACAGTGTCGGCCCATGTTCTTTCGAGTGTAGATAGCGGAGCCACAACCAGTACCCGTTTGACCGCGCGAACTGAGCGTAGGTAGTCATAAGTCCAGAGCGAGCTCGTGGTTTTACCCGTCCCCATCGAATTTAGAATAAAGGCTCGGGTGTGCTGAGTGGCGAACTCACAGGTTTTAAGTTGCGCATCGAATGGCTTATAAGGTCCTGGCCAGTCGTAGTAAAAGCCAATTGGAGAGGGGACATCCCAGCCAAGGTTGCGCAGCACTGTCGTCTCGTCCGGCCGGTGGGGGACCGCCACAAGCACTTCCCCCTGATGCTTGACCAGCTTCGCGGTCGGAATGACTTCCGTTATTCGCTTCGGATTTTTTAATCTAAACAGCACGCACTTCTTCGGCCGCCAAATTAGCATGATTTACTTTTTCTGTTTAGAAGGATCGTAAGTCGCAGAACCCTTACGCCAGCCTCGGTTGGTCTTCTCGTCGACGACTCGCAAATTGGACTTGGTTGTGGTGCCGCCATTAATCAGCGGCTTTTTATGATCCACGTCCTTGCCGTCGCCTTTGTGTACGAGGCCAGCTTTCAGTGCGTGAGCGCGCGCCAGGTTACGCGCTTCCCGATTTTTGACTTGTTCGGGCTGCGCCTCGTAGGCGGCATTGTACTTCTTGTCGTAAGCGGTAGGTTTGCGGGCCATTTACTTTCTCGTTCCAGTTAGCACTTGTGGATTCTTTGCAACGATCTCGCGGATGCGAACGTGGTTGTGTCCGAGGTAACTGCAGATCCAGGCGAAGGCGCCGACGGTCATGGCGTCACTCGCGAACCAGCCTTTCAGTCGGCTCGCGCTGAACCCACCCGCACGGGTATCCCTGATTCCGTTCTCGATGTTGTCGACGGCGCTGATGTCGCGGATCGCCTGCAACAACACACCAGCCCAAAGCCGTCGGAAACCTGCTGCTTCCCCGTCGACGGCGACGGTCGTGTCCATCTCGGTGTAGATCATCGGTTGCTCCGCTCCCAGTCATCGCGGCATGCGCGGCAGCACCAGCGGCGCGGCACAACCTCGTCCTGCTCAATCGGTTCGTCACACTGCAGGCAGTTAGCACTGCCAGTGATCGGTTTGTTAGCAGCCACCACCATGGAGATGGCCGCCCGCGTCATCAACTCCTCTGCTTCGGAGGCGTTGTCAATGAAATCCGCTGACATCCTGTTCCTCGAAAAATTGCTTCAACCTGCTAACATCATCGATCACAAGAACAAGGCCGCCAGCATCGCGGATCTCCTTGTGTCGACGCAGCTGCATCTCCGAGGGTGTGCCGCCTGGCGCCTTCGCTTCGATGCCGAAGAACTGCCCGCGCCAGCAGCACACAAAGTCAGGAATCCCATGGGTTCCCATCCCGTTGGAGACCGGCATATAGTACCAGCCGGCCATCTCTGCCGGAATCTTGCCGCCCGCCGGCATGAAGCCGCGGGCAACAAGTTCCTTTTTGATGTCCGCTTTGACGCGCCCTTCAGGAGTCGAGGCCATCGGGAGCTTCCTCATCCATGGTTGCGAGCCACAGGCGCTGCGCGAGTTCGCGCTCGAGCGGCGTGTACTTGTCGGGCTGAAACATCACGAGCTCGACCAGGTCGATGCACGGCAGGGCGGTATATTCGGTCTGCTGCAGGATCATTTTGCTTTGTAGTGTTCGCAATCGGTGACGGGGCACCATCCATTACACAGCCCGCTAGGCCTAGCGGGCCACTGGTCCTTCTCATACGCAAGTTCGAGGCGGCGGACTCGAGGGATAAACTCTTGCCAGATCACTGGCACCTCGTCCCTTCGGTACACCTTCTTCTCGACCTTCTTACTCTTCAACCAGATGAAACCAGTTTGCACCGACTCCAGCTTCGGCCAGTGCGCGAACGCGTAGCCTGCATACAGCATCAACTGCTCGGACGGCTTGTACTTGCCCGTCTTGTAGTCGACTAACACCCCGTGGTTCTTGTGGATCACCGTCAGGTCCACGTTGCCCCGCGACCACGAACTCCAATAATCTACTGCCTCGAAGTTGCGGTCAACTGCTAACTTCTTCTCTACATATTTGGTTCCCGGCATCGCTGTTAGCGCGTTAGCGATACTCTGCCACTGCGTCATGCCTTCCGGGAGCAGGGTGTTGTCCTCGATGGCGGCCTCGAACGCCTTATGGACCTTGTCGCCCCACTCGGTTGCTGCCGTCGGCTCGAACTTGAACCGCCTCAACACCGTCTTTGCGTGGTACTGCCGTGGACAGGTTTCGAACCCGTCCAGCTGGCTGTACGTCCACGCCTTCATGTCAGGCATGTAAGATTTACTCCGTTATTCGTATAGATGCCGTACTTGTTACGTAATGTAACGAGATGATAAACCGTCATTTCCGGCTGTCAATAGCTTTTTGTAGCGCCTGCCCCACAGCAGACGCCGGAGCCGCCACTGTAACGGTTCTCCGACGCTTTCGGATGACATGACTTTCGTTCGGTATCTCACTTAGCATCGCTTGGAGCTCCTGATTCTTCGTATCCCAGAACTGTTCGATGAAAAGTCGCTTATCCTCATACGAAATCTCGCCACCGTGCTGCGCCACCCACTGCGCGGCGCGCCGCTCTACGTACTCGTCGCGCTCGGCCAGCCAGATGGCCTGCACTTCGTGGGCGAGGCGGTTGCGTTCGTCCAGGCCAAGCTTGGCGCCGGTGCGTCGCTCCTCGAGCTCGACCGCTATCTTGAAGCGGCGTCGCTGCGCGGCCATGTACTGGCGCTGGTACGCGTTGCGGTCCTGGTCGCGCTTGAACGCCGCGACCGCGATCAGATTCTCCATGGCTTGCTCGTTCTGCCGGCCGATCACGAGGAGCTCGTTGAGCACCTCAGCGTCGCCTGCCTCATCCTTATAGGGGAGGGCACGCTTACGCTTCACTTCCGTGCGCAGGCCACGGACCTTGTGTGGAAAATAGGGCACGTGCACGAGGTACTCGACAGCCGCTTTAGCACGTTCAAGGTCGTAAGAAATCATATCGTCTGTATATAGATTGTGATTCATACGTACACTATACACACGTTGTGAGAACTTACAACCGTGTTTGTTAATCTGTTCGTGCGCTATCCTACTTACAGTCCCCATATGTTAGCCCCCCAGCAGCTTCACAACTAATTGGTAAACCGGTTGCCCACTTGGGCACCTTCTTCATCACTGTCAACATCATGTCGATCATCCACTGCTTCTTGTCCTCCGGCACGATGCCAATCACCTCGTCGTGGGTGGAGGCAGCGACCCGGTGGCGGCGGCCTGGCTGATCGAGCGGACGAACCTGCTGGTCGATCATAGCCATCTGATTGAAAACGACAATTCGGGCCAGAGCCTGGACGATGTTCTCAACTACCTTCGCGCCGTACAGCTTGACCCAGCCGCGCTTGGTCTTGTACTTGGCGCCGTCCTTGTCCCGGGTAAGCTCGGGGTAGCGGATCAGCATGCCGTTTGGTAGGTGGATGCCGTCCTGGTCCCACAAAAGCTCGACACCGACCCCGACGTACGCCTCGTAGCCCCGGCAGACGTTATTCAGTGCGTCGTTGCATTGCTTCCACAGCTTCACGATCTCACCGTACTTGTAGCGGTAGAGGTCGACGACGCCCTGCGCAAACTCCACACCACCGGCGATCTTGGCCTTCTTCAGCTGGCGGTGGAAGTTCTCGCCACCCATGCCGAAGCCCAGCCCCAGAATTGCGGTCTTGCCAACGAAGCCCTCGTCGAACATTGGGTAGTGCTTGGACCCGTCTGGTTGGAGCTCGAAGTACTTGCGGTCGATCGGCCGCTGGTAGACGTCGGTGGCGAACTCCGAATAGATGTCCGCGCCGGCGGCGAACCGCTCGACAAGATCCCACTGACCAGCTAACCACGCGACCACGCGCGCTTCGATCTGCGCCGAGTCACAGGCGACCACCGCGTGGCCCTTCGGTGCCTTCATGCTGGCTCGCAGCTTGCCGCCGCGGGTCAGGTTCTGCAGGTTGACCTTGTCGCCGCCTGAAGCGCGCCCGGTGTGCGCTCCCCAGTAGTGGTAGTACACAGGGAGCAGGCCGCGCGCCTGGATGCCCAGGAAGCTCTCAGCGCGAGTCTCCTCGATGGTGGACTTGACGCCAAGGCGAGCCGCGACCACTGCCTGGACCATGGGGTCTTCGTGCTCGAGGAGAATCTTGAATGCTTCATCCTGCTTGGAAAACGCATACGTGAGGACGGGTTCTCCAGATGGGTTGGTCTTCGTGTTGTTCGTCTTCGCAAGGGACACCTTCATCGGGGGTTCGACGCCCAGGCGATCCAGCACCTCGGCGAACTTGTCGTTCGACATCAGGCCTTCCTTGCCGCCACAGAAGGCCTCCACCTTCTCGAGCAGCCGCGCCTTCATCGCCTGCACCGTGGCTCGGTGCTCGAGCAGCGTGGTGCGGTCGAGCTCGAACACGGGGTCCGTGAACATGCGCACCATCATGTCGATGATGTACATCTCCTGCGGGGTGCTGAACTGGCGCATGATGTGGAAGATGACATGTGTCAGATCCACGTCGTTCTTGCAGTAGCCCGCATACGCCGCGAACTCGGCCGGCGTGAAGTCCGCCCGGCGCTTGCCCTTCGCGTTGAGCACCTCTTTGCCTTTCTCGCTCATCGTGAACTTCTTGGCCAGCGCGTCGAGCGAGCAGCCCACCGTGTTGCCAGTCACCGGCCGCGCCATCGACAGCGTGTCGAGGTACATGCCGGGCCGCGCGCCGTAGCGCCACTCGAGGATCGCGCCATCGAACGCAGCGTGGTGGGCGATGAACTTCTTGTTGGAGAGGTTCAGGTCGCGCAGCGCCGCGCCGATGTCGGTGGAGTCGACGATGTAGGAGGGCTCATCATTGATCTTCAACCCCAACATGATCGCTTCGAACCGCGGGTCGCGGATGTACGCCTCCGTGGTGAGGCGCGTGAGGCTGTAGTCGGTGGCGTAGTAGGTCTCGAAGTCCCCGGTGACGATGTCAGTCATAGACGGCCGCCTTTTCGAATACTTCGTCCACCGCCTTGGAGAACTCCCGGCGGGTGACGGTGTTTTGCATGTCGTCGCACAGGCTCAACCCCACGCCGACGATCTTCAGCTGGTCGCCCGACATCCCCCACTGCTTGAGGAAGTCGTGGCGCGCGCCGACCTCCTGCATCGCCTGCAGCGCATCAACCATGTCCTGCTTGGCGAGCGGGAAGTGCTCGTGCGCGAGGGTCAGGCCGATGTTCAGGCGACACACGATCGTGTGCCAGGCGCGGTCGTTGCCGTCGCCGCGGCGCATCTCATCGAGACACTGGTGCGGCGACATCTGCAGGAACATGGCGGCCTCTGACGTGATGCCGAAGGTCATCGGCAGCGACAGCCGCCTGCAGGGCGTGTGCTTCTTGCGTGGCTTCTTGTTGCCGGGCACGTTTACTTCTCCATCTGCATCGTGACGATGCCGACCTTGGCCTTGTCGAGTGCCTCGTCAAGCTCCGCAGCGATGTAGCGCTTGTTGGTCTTCATGCCTGTGTGTTCGTACGGCGTGCCGCGCGAGACGTGGACGACGTAGCCGTCCTCGATCTTCTCGAGCACGAAGGTGAAGCTGCCTTCGGGTTGCTTCGGTGCCGGCATCGCCTGGATTCCGTTTGCGCCCATGGTGTTGGTCTGGTTGGTGAAATAGTAGGGGTCGATCGCGCTGTTGATGCTGTTCGCCACAACGCCTACGTTGTTCGCCAAGCTGGCAGCCTGCTGGTTCATGGCCTGCTGCGCCGCTGCGTTATTGGTAAACACGTCCTGAGCCGTTTTTGAGTTGAAGAAGTCACTGAGGCCGAACATCAGTTGGCCCTCGGGGTTTCAGCCGCGATCCGATCGGCCACGAGCTTCGCGTAGCCGACGATGTCGTGCCAGTTGTCGTGGTAGTTCGGGTCGCCGTTGAGCATGCGAGCGATCTTGTCGGCGATGGTCTCCAGCGCCTGCGCCTGGTCGGCAGCGAGCCGGGACCAGCCGGGGTTCTTCCACATGGCGTTCTTGATGCCTTGGCAGATCTCAGCGTGGTCCGCGAAGGCGCCGTAGCGCGCGCCACGCTCAGCCAGCGTTGCGTTGATGTCAGTCACTTCATCCTCTCCTCTACGGCCTTGGCCGTGGTGTATGCCTCGATCAGTTCCGGGTGCGCTTCCATCAGCCACACATAAAGCGCGGCGAGATCGGTGATGCGCTTTACCATCACCTCCAGCTGCGCCTTGAGCGTCTCGATGTCTCTCCCCTGGCGGTTGATGGTCGACTCGACATCGTTCGACCACGCGTCGAGCTCGCCGGTGGTAATCACCGGCATCCTCTGGCGTGACATTAAGGGCTTGATGTACACAATCTACCGCCCACGCGCTAACGTGGGCGCCATGTTAGCAGTTGATGTTCAATTCGCGAAGCACCCAATCGAAGTGCTCGACGCCTTCCATGTGCCGCGACTGGATGCGCGGCTCACGGCCACGCCCGAGGTAGATGATCAGCACCGAACGGATGGTGTCGATCGCGCGCTCGAGCATGACATGTGCCGAGTCATCGAGGCCGCCGCGCTCCAGGTGCTCCATCGCGTGGTGCATACGGGTGACCGTCTGCAGGATGGGCAGGGGACCGGCTTTCGTAGGACGCATCGTATGTTCTCTCGTAAGGATCGAGCCCCATGTGGAGCATCAGTTGGCACAGGCGCGACTCGACGCGCTGCAGTCGTTTCAGGTCATCATTGGACACGGAGGATCTCCACGTGGGTGTCGGTCGAGCCCACCACGCAGGTGTCGGCTCCGAATTTGCTGCGGGCGTACGACTGCGCGTTGGTCTTGAAGCGCATGCGGTCGGCGCCTTCGGGGTAGGGCAACTGGATCACGTCGCCGACATTCATCGCGGCGATCGGACCCTGGTAGTGATGCAGCAGGCTCGGGCCGACCAGGCCGCCGGTGCGCTTGCTCTTGCGCTGCTTCATGATCGGCTCGCCGTACTCGACGCCGTCACCCATGCGGATGTGGAACTGGGCGCCTGCTGCCTTCAGGATCATCAGGGCCTTTGCTGCTGCGACTTCTTGAACGTTCATTTGAGTGAGTTCCTGCGTGGTTGGAGAGTTAATTGCTGCGGTGCTGCTTAAAGGTTTCGCGGATGTCGGTTTTATGCGACGGCGTGTACTTGAACTTCGGGTCTGTGATCGGCGTGGAGGGCAACGTCGTCTTCATCGGGGGCGTCCTCAGATTCGTCTTCATCATCTTCCTCATCGAAAATCTCGTTGGCTTCGAGCGTGGCGCGCACCTGCTCATCGCTCGTCTGGTAGTCGTGCTCTTCTTCGAGCTCGCCGTAGAGCTCGTCCATCAAGCCCTTGCAGATTATGTCGACCTCGCCCTGTAACTCATCGCACTGCTTCTCGAGGATCTCAAGGTGCAACTCCATCACGCTGTAGCGGAGCTCGTCGAACTCCTCGACGTATTCGTTCGGGATGTCCGTCTGGATGTGAGCGCTCACCGTATTGCTGTGGCTGTAGCGCGACGCATGGCGGCTGACGTAACAGCCGATGTGATCGCCCCAGCCAAGCTCCGTCATGAACTTCCACACCATCGGGTACTTGTCGACCAGCACGAAGTGCTGCATGAAGCGGTTGAGGTTCACCTTGCCCGCCCACGATGCACCGTCGCCTTGACTCCAGAAGCCGCTGAACTGGACGTCTTTCTGGTCGACGTCGATCCCGAACTCCTGGATCTTCCGCACGTGTTGAGCGATGACATGCCCATACCAATCGCCGTCATCGAGGTTGATGCTGCGATACTGGTCAAGCAGCGATTCGCTGATCGTCCCCATAGCGGATCTCCTCGGTGACGTAGGCGTTCGGGTAGTCCTTGTAGAGCCATTCGCGCAGCCGCTTCAGGCCAGCCTCGACGAAATCTGTGTCGGTGCGGTTCCAGCTGATCGAAGCGCGGCCGTGCTCGTACACCTTCTGCGCATCGTCACCCGTTGGCTCAGTCAGGCTGAGCTCATGCGGGCGAAGGTGGTGCAGGTTGCGGTTGGTCTTCTCAAACATCCCGCAGCGCGCCATCGTCAGTGACAGCGTGCGCAGCGTCTTCAGGTCCTTCGATGCTCGGGCCACGGCCCACTTCTGCAGGCGCGTGATGCGGTCGACGCAGACCTCGGGGTTAAGACACGTACCGTTGCGGAACTTCATATCCGCGCTGAAGGGCAGGCCGTTCACCCGCGTGGTGGCATCTAGGCCGACGGTCTTGCGATCCGAGGTGATGCTGACCTGTGCGATACACCAGATCCGCTCGCGCGTCGTCGGCGAGTCATACCAGCCGCTGCTGTGCAGCGTCATCACGTTGTCCGGATAGATGGACACGATTCGGTTGCGGTGGAACTCGATGTAGAAGTGCTTGCCTGACTCGCTGTAATGCAGCACGCAGTTGCGCAGCCCGTGCTTATCAAGCGGTTTGTAGTCGTTCGACTTGCGCCGCGTGTTCCAGATGTCTTCAAGCTGTGAGTAAGTTTTCATCTTGTGCCTCAGATTGGATTCAGGTCCACACCTGCTAACTTCAACTCGACGAGCGCTAACGCCAGCGCGTCGCCCAGTTCGATCGGGTAGTCCACCTCGATCTGCTTCCACTGCATTCGCTCGAGGTACACGTTCACCCCGTACTTGTGCTCGCCCGGCCGCGCCGTGTAGTCGACCACCTGCACGCCGACCGTTGCGCTACGTTTGATTCCCACGTTCCATCCTCCATGTGACCAGCTGTGCCAGCGCGATTTCCTTGGCGGTTTCGACGTCGGTGCCGCGCCAGCACTGGCCGTTATCCCACATGCTGACCATCTGGTATCCGCCGGACGGATTGGCCCAGATGATGACGTCGCACTCTTTACTGTACTTGCCGCGCCATTCGACCGCGTTCTGCTCCCACTCGATCATTTCATCCTCTCCGCAACGTAGGCAGCGATGGCGGCTTCCTGTGCGTCGATGAGCGTGGAGTGGGGCGCCGAGACCTTCATGCCGTCAAGGATGTAGTAGAACTCCACGCCGTTCTCTTCCACTTTCCACAGCGCCGCGCCATGGTTGCCGTCCTGAGTGACCAGCGCCCAGGTATCGCCCGCTGCTACCATCTCCCAGTTCATGCTCCCATCCGTTTGATCGCCCACGTCCATGCTTTGGCCTCCTCGAGCGTGTCGAACAGCTGCGTTACCACTTCGCCGAAGGTGTTAACATTCCACCTCGATTCCCACTTCCCGCTGGCTAGCTTGCTCAAGATCGCGATCGTAAGCCCGTTACTGTTGCGCAGGATGACTGTCGAACTTTCTCTGGCGCCAGAATACCAATGCATGTTCATGCTCCCATCCTCACGATAGCCAACACGGTGGCCTTGGCCTCCTCGAGGGAGTCGAACCACAGGTCGTCCTGAGCCCAGTACCACCTGTATTCGGTCGGACCCCAGCGCTCTGGCTTGAGGTACGCAACGGGCGGCATGCAGGTGTCGCTGAAAAGGTAGTAGGCGCGCTTATCCTCGGTTCCCGCCCACACCCACTCTTTAATGCTCGAGCTCGAAGTGCACGGTTTCGCCATAGGGGGCCACCACGTTGGAGGAGATGCACCACACCACCGGCATGCCGGGGTCCGTGTCGAAGCCGGTGTAGCCGTCCGTGAGGAACACGGTCACCGCCGGGTCGATGCCGTGCTCGGCCATGAAGTCGAACGCGGCCGGCATGTGGGTGCCGCCGCCGGAGTAGAACTCGAGGCCGACCGGCTCGCCCTGCTCGAACTCGACGTGCTTCTGGACCTGCGTGTCGACGTACAGCACGTGGACCTTCTCGGGGTTGCACTGCTCGACAATGCGGGCCAGGTGCCCGTTGTAGTAGGCGAGCTCCATCTGGTTGATCGAGCCGGAGACGTCGACCACGCAGCACAACTCGCCCATCGTCGGCGCCTTTGCCATGCTCGGCAGGTACAGGTCGCTCGGGATGTAGCGGCGGTTCGGACGTTGCCATGACATGTGCGTCGCGGCGAGCGCGGTCATGTGGCGCTCGAGGATGTCGAACCACGGCGTCTTGCTATCCAGGAAATCGGCGACGAACTCAGCGAGTGCGGCCGGCAGCTTGCCGCGCATCTTCGCTGCCTGCGCGGCCTCGGCCACTTCGATCTTGGCCTGCGCTTCCATCTGCTTGGCTTCGCTCTCGCTGACCGGTGCGCCCTCGTCGAGCACGTCGTCGCCCATACCCCCTTGGCTATCTCCGCCCCCTTCGCCCTCTCCGCTACCGTCGTCCTGCGGCTGGTCGGGGAGCTCGTCGTAGATGGCTTCGCACGTCTTGTCCTTCGAGCCCGGCATGTTCACCGTGCCTTCGATCGGCTGGCCCACGCCGGCCGTGGTGAGCGTGTCGTTGATCCACGCGTCGGTGGCGTAGTTCCACTTCTTGTGGACGCGGTGGCCGATGCGGTTGGCGTGCTGGCCCATGTAGTGCAGGCATTCGTGGCACAGGCCCCACACCAGCTGCGGCACCGTGAACGACTCGATGGAGGTGGGGTTGTAGTAGATCGTGCCGCGCTTGTCGATCGCGAGGATCGGGATGTCGGTGCGCGCCACCATCGGGCGGCGCAGGAGGATCGATGCAAAGAACGGGTGATCGAGAACGACGGCGGCCTTGGCCTTGTCCAGCTTCGATACGGTTTTCATGTTGGTCCTAAGTAAGTTATTGGCTTGCAGCTTGACGCTCGAAACTCTCCACTGCGTCTTCCATTTCGTCTAGACTTTTCCAGACGGGATCTACTGGGGAGAGCCTTGCGCAGTGTTCCCACTGTTCGATCGTCATTGGCAATGCATCAGCCATCCGCATTCGCACCTTGAGGGCGATGAGACGATCTTCGTCGATGGTCATTTGCTCTCGAACTTCGCTGCGACGCGCGCGGCGGTCACCAGGTCCGCGTCGATGATCTGCACGCTCGGCGGCTCCCTGTCGCCAAGCTCCCACACATATTCACCGTCGCGGTAGTTGTGCTTCATCTGCGTCACGCACGCCAGGAACTCGGTGGCTTTCGATGCCGGCAGCATCAGGTAGCAGTCGTAGCCCGGTTTGATCGCGAGCCAGTTCTCTTCTTTCTTCACGGCCATCTTCATTCCCCTTGTAGTTTCGGCGCCAGCGGGTGGGGCCACTTCGGTTCGTCCTGTTGCTCGGTGAGCAGCACGCCCACTGCGGCGCCGATCCAGTCGCTCACAGGTCGGATCTCGCCGTTGCGCAGGATGGGGGCGTCGTCGCCATACTTCTCAGCATGCGCTTGGAACTCAGCGAGTCGCTCGCGCACGCCATACGACCACATCCACGGCCATTCCATCACGCCATCCCCATAAACGGCGCCAGCTTCGCCTGCAGTTCGGCCAGCTTCTTCGCTGCGCTCTCACGCGTCGGCTGCGACTCGCGCACCTGATCCTTGTGGTCGTTCACCTTGGCGATGACCTTGTTCAACTCGCCGATCAGCGCGGTGATCTCCGGGTCCTCGTCGAGGTTCAGCTTGCGGGCAATCTCGCAGCCTTCCACCACGTTGGTGATCGCTGAGTCACGGAAGATACTCCCGGTCTCGCCAATCGGCAAGCGCAATTTGTCAACTAAGTGGCTCAAAGGCGCTAACATCCGCATGATGCAATCGCGGCGCGCGCCGGCGGCGATCTCCTTCATCGACTGCGCGAAGCCCGCCTTATCGTCCTCCGACAGGTCGAACAGGAAGTGCGACTCGTCCGGCAGGGGCGAGAAGCGCAGGTCGAAGCCGATCCGCTCCTTGAATTGCTCAGCGGTGGGGTAGTCATCGACTGTTGCGCGGCCGCCACTCATCGAGCGGTTGCGGAAGTTCATGTCGGCCGCCACGTGCTGGTCCCAGTTGCGCAACACGTCGGCGATCATGCCGTCGAGGTGGCCCAGGCGCGTCTTCATCTCCTTCGTATACTCGAGATACATGCCGTTCGCCAGGATGCGCGGGCCGGCGTCCATGTAGGGCAGCGTCATCTTCTTGTGCGCGGTGTAGACCTCGCTCGCGGCCGTCAGGATGCGGTTGACGGGGTTGGCCTTGTCCCGGAAGAGCTTCCGGTTGACCACCAGCGACGCATCGTTCAGCTGGTTTTGTACAATTTCCTCGGCAGCAGCGTCGCGGGATGACATGTGAGCCCGACGCATGGTAAGTTTTACCAGCATCGCCTTCTCATTCAGCTGCGTGGCCTTGATGTTCGGGGGGAGGGTCATGTCCATCTCGTGCCTCAAGTTAGTTAGTGTTGTGTGGCTTACTGCGAAATCTTGTTCATGGCATACGTGATGACCGCCTCGCGCCGACAGGGGTAGCGTTTACGGGTTCCATAGTCTGGATCGTTAACTACGCACCAGCCGCCTTCCAATTCGCGCCAGGCTATATCCCTGCTGTTTGCGACGAGGTAGTAACGACGCCGAGTGTGGCTTCGGGGGTTCTCGATCACGATCCGCCAGCCGTTCTCCAGCGTGTAGTTCGGCCAGTTGCCTTCGTCCTCTTTCTCCTTCTCGACGATCTTCATCCCAACCTCGCTGCGACAATGGCGGTGAGCCGCGTGGGGTAGACCATCTTGCCGTGTGCCGACCAGCCAGCGCGCTGCTCGTACGTCACGTCGCCGCCGGGGATCTCGAAGTAGATCGATCCGTCTCTGAAGAACTGCGCGCGGCAGCCGTTCTCGTAGACGATCATCGGTGGATACCCATGGAACTTCGACTTGATCTTCATGTCAACCTCGCTGCCATCTCAGTTGTCGAACCAGATGATCAGCCGGTAGTCGTCGATGCTTTGCTCCTCCTCGAGGTAGATCTCGAACAGCTTGCCCAGCAGCTTGTCGTGGCGATCCTCATCGAGCATGAGCTCGGGGTAGTACGCTGCGCCGAAGTGCGGCAGCGCCTCGCGTAGCGTGAGCCAGGTGAAGCTATGCGCGTCGCTCGCCCAGCCCTCGATTTCCATGCGAGCGAGGTCGCTGAGGTCGTCCGGCAAGGTCCGCGGCGTGATGCCGTGGTGTCCACGCACGCCGTCGCTCAGCTTGCCGAAGAGCGGGTAGTTCCGGGCACGCACCTCCCAGCTGTTGTACGTCGGGAGGTGCGCATACGGGAGTTTGTCATCCTCACTGCGCCGCTTCATGTTGTACTCTTCGATGACGTCCTTCACCACCTCGCTGTACTCGACTTTTCGCCCATCGAAGTCGTTGATGCCAACCCACGCCGTGTCGCCATCGTTGAATGTGTGGCGCCGCTCGAGCACCATGTGGATATCACAGCCCATGTCAGTTCCTCTTTCGTCTGTTTCGATTCTGCTCAGCGCGCGTCGCCCACTTCACGTTGCCAGGCTCGTAGCCCTTGTCGTTGTCCATGCGCTCAAGCGTTAAACCACGTGCCGGCTTGGGGCCGATATAGGCGAGGAACGCCTCGAATGAATCAGCCCACTCCTTGCACATCTTGATGCCACGATCCGAGTAGTCCTTCGTTTGCGCGAAGTTCGGGTTCTCGCTGCGGTTGCGCGCGGCAGCCCACGACCGATACTCCGGCGTGGTGCTTCGGCCTACTGTGTGCCCATGCGTCGTCGATCGCTGCTTGACGACGTCGACCTGCAGGCATCCGCAGCTAAGCGTGTTGCCAGTGCGCAGGTTGTTAGATGTGGCAATGACATGTGAACCGCAGTCGCACACGCACTCCCACTGAACACGGCCGCTCGAGTTATTGGCCGCTTGGCTAACTACGCTCAAGCGGCCGAACCGCGCGCCGGTAAGACTCAACTTAGCCGGCACAGATCCTCCTCATCAAACCAAAACGTTGGCGTTCTTGACCGCCCACTGCACGAACGCTTTGGTGGTCTTCACCTCGGGCTTAAGCTTAACGATATCATTCATCATAAGCACTGAGAAGTCTATCGGCATGCGGGCCATGTACTCGGAGACACGATCGATGTTGTCCTTCGATGTACGCATCGCCAGCGCGCCGGCCATAGCAAACAGGACAGCCACATCGCTAGGTACTTCCGATGTCGCCGGGTTCAGGAGCACGCTGTCGATCGACGGCAGCTGGCTGGCGATCTTGCGGAACGCCGTGTACTCGGCGGCCGCGCCCGGGCCCACTTCGCCCGCTGCGTTATCCATGAAGAGTTCCGGCGCCAGCGTCTCCGGGATCATGTTGACGCGCTCCCATGCGCGCGGCGTCGGGTTGCAGAAGCGGTTCGGGTCGAAGTCCGAGAGCAGGTTCGGCTTGAAGCGCAGGAACTGGATCAGCATCACGTCGATGCCCGCGCCGAGCGCCCAGTCGGTCCAGTCGTCCAGGTTCTCGTCGAAGTCGAAGCGGCGCATGCGGTTCGCCAGCTTGGTGGTGATGCGGTTCGCGCCCGACTTGTCCTCGGTGCGGTTGCCCGTCGCGATGATGTAGGTGTCCGGCGACAGGTGCAGGTCGTTCAGCTTGCGGTCGTGGATAAGCCCGCAGAGTCCATTCTGCATAGGCGTGGTGGCGTCGCTGAGTTCCTCGAGGATGAGCAGGTTGCGCCCTTCGCGCAGCTGGAAGAGCTCCTTCGGCGGCACCCACTCGGTGAACTCGCCGGCGTTGCGCGGCGTGCCCAGCAGGTCGACCGGGTCGCGCAGCGATGCGTTGAACTCGATCACCTGATCAAACTGCATGTCGCGGCCCACCTTGCGCGCCAGTTCCGTCTTGCCGCCGCCCGGCTTGCCCAGGATGAACGGGGCGATGCGGTTGGTCGTGGCGAACTGAGCGGTGATCGAGGTGTAGATGTCGGAGAACTTCATGGTGTGATTCCTTTAAGTCAGTTGTTGGTAAGGGGTTTGCTGCAATGACATGTGCTACGTGACTTCGTGCTACGTGCTAACTACTCGTCGTGGAAGGGAAGCCCGTCGATAACGGAACCGTCCGAATCAAACTTCACCCACACAAATAGGTTTTCGTTACCGGCGACGCGCTCCATTGCAGTGATCCACCGCAGGAGCGCGCCAACATCCGGGCGCAAATGGTCTGGGTCGTAGGCTAGGTCGAACAGTACGAACCAGCCGAACCGAAACGATGCGTGGTCAGCGATGCCGTCGATGCTGTTCGGGATCAGGCTGTCCAGCATGGATCGTGTGTCGCTGGAGAAATGCCCCGTCGAGACGACGATCATCGTGGTGCTCTCGATGTAGCCGCTCACACTATCTCCACCCAGCCATCGCTGCGCTTGTTCGGGAGCGGCTCGATCGTGGCGCCGTCCAGTCGCTTCGCTACTACATACGCCGTGAGCCAGTCGGGCACGGCCTCATAAAAGTCGCCCTGCACAGACCAGTCGTGGTCCTTGTGGGCTTCGTCGAACTCAGTCGCGCGGTCCTTGATCCACATGCTGAGTCCTTCGTAGCCGCCGCCTTCGATTTCCTCGATGTCGTACTCGGGGTTCTCGCCGGCCCACAACGCTACCTCGATGATCGTCTCGACCTGAAACCAACTATAGGTGGCGCTCATCCCATCCTCCTCGCTACTGCTTCGGCCAGCTGCTGCTCGATGTACTCGATCTGATCAGCCGGGCAGTTGATGTGGTGCGCTTGGCTAAGAAGCGCCGCCCAGTAGGGCACACTGTCGTAACCCGGGAGCCCGAGCCTTATCTGCCGGCTGTCCAGCTGAATCAGCTTCCAGCCGCGGTCCGGCTGATTCAGCAGACTCATCCCACGGGCTATCGAAGACTGCGCGAGCATGCTCATCGTTCAGGTGCCTCGCTTTTTCCATACAGAAGCCCTTCGATCCGAACTCCACGTTCTTGCGCTGCTCGGCGTCGTAGATCGCCCACTCTTTGCCCGTCCAGGGCGTTGGCATGAATCGCACAGGGTCACCCCATCTCGCGTTGAATTTCTTGTTGGCCTGGCGCTCGATCGGCTTGCGCCTTCTTAGGTACGACGTCACTTCGATTCCATCCTTCGAATAACTCGGTTGACGATGTCCTGCTTGATCTTGCGGTAGACCATCACCGTGGTGAACGTGCTGATCAGGTTGATGACCACGGATTCGATCTGCACACGCAGCGTGTAGGGCGGCACGAACATCAGGGCCCACTCTGCCACGCATATGATGACCATCACGATCAGCACGCGCTTCTCAATTTTGTCCACTTCGTATCTCCATCATCTTGGCAACCGCCCTCGCGATGCCGCCCTCGCACGCGGTGATCAACATCAACGAGTCGGGGCAACTCGTGTCCAGCTGCCGCCGCTTGAGCAACTCCTGCCAGAAGACCAGGTCGCGCTCGAGCTTTTCGAGTTTCCGCACACGCTCCCAGTCGGTCATCCTCGCGTCTCCATCATCTCGGCGATCCAGTGCGCGATGCGCTCCTCACACGTCTCGCGGGAAAAGCCGGAGCGATGCCCACGCTCAAGCTGCGCGAGGATGTATTGCCACCGCTTCAGCCGCTCGTTGCATGCCAGCAGATACTCCGCGTCGTCCTGAACCATCGCACCTCCTAACGTGCGCACATGATACACACAACTTGCTAACTAAACCAGCCGTCGATAACGAGCATGATGTGGTGCAGATCCCACAGCACGAACAGAAGCAGGGCCAGAACGAACCCGGTGAGCATCGCCCACTGGGTATCGCGCGGCATGACATGTGTTTCACGCAGGTGTTTCACAGCGAGCCTCCTCGCGGATGTCGGATCTCGTGTCGAACACGGTGCCGTCGGTCCGGATGTTGATGCACAGAGACAGGTTTTCGTTCAGGTCCCATATGTTCTCGCCGAACGACTTCTCCTCGATGTCCGGGTTTTCTTCGCCCACCCGGATGAACGAGCCGTCTATCAACTGATCTCCTCCATCCTCCTGCGCCGCAGAGAAGAAGGCCCACAGGTTGTCGTGCATCTGCACATCCAGGTAGCTGGCATACCACTTGATGCCGGTCACAGAGAAAGCGATGGTGATGGTCGGCTCGTCCTCCCAGTCGCCGGAGGCCTCGACGTAGCGTGCCGCGTCCCGATCACTGATGATGGTCTCCTTCAACGCGTTCTTCAGCGTGTCGTCGTCACCTACCCGGATCTGCGCGAGCAGTCCCAGCATCGTGTCCTTGGGCCCACGGATCAGGTAGGCCACGTCGCTGCTATATCCCATCTTCATTCTCCTTGCGCCGGATGGCTTCGGTGTAAATGGCGATCCAGTCGTCGGGGTCGCCGGCGCGGTCAGGGTCCATGCGCTCGGCTACGAATCCAGCCAAGCGCTGCGTCAACCGCTCGAGGTTAAAGAACTGCACGCGATATGCGACTCGGACCTCGAAGTCATCGGAGGTCACAGCGTGGCTCCATCCTTGGCGGCGGCCTCGCGCGCGGCGTCCTGCTCCAGCTTCGCCCGCTCGGCACGCACCTCGGCGCGTCGCTTGTCCAGAGCAGGGCTGGCCCACGTGTGGTCAGCCGGCACGTCGTACGGCTTCGTGGCTGTGAAGATGGCGCGGATCAGGTTCTTGATTTTCATTTGACCTCCCAGATGAACGAGGCGTAGCGGTCCTCCACGTTCATGAAGTGCTTCTCGCAGTCCTCGCACACGTCGGTGATGGCCTGCTGCTTGGCTTCGTCCTCGGTGTCCGCTTCGACATCGACGACGTGCTTGAGCTCCTCGACTACGGTCACTCGGTACTTAGGCATGGCGCCCTCGCTCAGTTGATGATCGTGTGGTGGATCTTCTCGAGCTTGTTCTGGAACTCGCGGCTCGTGGTCTGACTTGCGGCCAGCATCTGCTTCAGTTCCGCGTTCGCCTTGCGCTCGGCGGCCAGCATCTTATCCATGCCCTTCATGTCCGCGTCGTATCCACGGAGGCGGGACTCCAGCGAGGCGATGATCTTGCGCTGGCCCTCGATCGTGGCGTCCTTCGCTGCGTTCGCCTCGCGCAGGTAGTGGGCCACGCGCTTCGTGTCTTCGAGCTCGGCCTGCAGCGTGTCGAACTTGGTGGGCGCGGCCGGCGCTTCGTCCTTCGGCATGCACTCGTCGCACTCGCACTCCTGGGTGAGGAGGGCGCGAAGGGCTGCGGGGATCGTGTGTACGTAGATGGTCTTCATGTTGGTTATCCGTTTACGATTTACTTCAGGTTGGTGTTGTGCGCGGCATGACATGTGAATCACAGGTCCATGAGTTGCGCGGTGAGCTCGGCGATGCGTTGCTCCCAGTACCGGTGGTCAGGATCAAGGGGGCCATCGCAAGCGTTGTGCAGCATGTACTCGGCGTGCATGATGTAGTTGCGCAGGGACGCCAGCTTGTTCTGCCGATGCACGTCGGCTCGCCACTTGTTGAACCCTTCGAACTCGGTCACCGCACTACGCTCCCTTCTTGCGCTTCGCCAACTCGCGCTGGTGTGTGCCGATCCGCTGCGCACACTCGCCACCGATGCTGGCAAGGAACTCAGCCACGATCCTGCGCTGGAACTCATGCAGCGTGACGCCCAGCCCCTCGGCCGCCAACTCCATGCGCCGCTTGGTGTCGCGGTCGTAGCTGCTGGTCACGGACTCGTAGTCGTGCCCGACTTGCTCTTCCTTCTTGGGTGCGGGCGGGTCGAACCACTCCACGAGCAGGCGCTTGAACTCGGACGCCTTCGAGCCATGCGGATTCGACAACTTCCAATCCGCCATGTACTCGCTAACATTGCGCCCGGTTCGTCTAACAAATTCCTCATCGATGGCGGGGTTGATGTGATCGCGGCCGAGCTTCGCCTTGATATCCAGCGCCCATGACTTCGGAATGAAGAAGTTGTGGACGTTCTTCAGGACTGTGCGCGCCATCAATGAAAGCCCTCCAAGGCGAGGTAACGCTTTTCCTGCGCCAGCTGCTCGGCTGCTTCGTGGCGCTCAGCCCGAGTCAGGTAGCTGTGCTCGCGGATGAACTGGCAATCGTTGCGCAACTCATGCGAGTCCTGCACCCACGTCGAATCGTTCGAAGGGTGCGCCACGCAGTAGGCGTAGTCCTCGGCATACTCGGTGGACTTCGCTGCTTCGACCAGCGTGATCGTGGTGAGACAGCCGAGCGCAAGTGCTACGCCAGTTAGGTACTTGATAATCATGGGTGCTCCACGGACGAATGACATGTGGCCGCCTTGTTCGGGCGGGCTTGTTGACAAGTTGTACAGCGTTGCGGAACTTAGATACGAGGAAATAAGTTAGCAAGTGATGCGCAACTTACTTTGTGGGCTTCGTGCCCTCGGGCCGTGACCAACGAGGGAATCATGCTAACAGTAATCTGCCTTGATCGCACGAATATGTACTTTCAGACGTTGGTTTCTGCTAACACCTGCGAGCTGAACGCCGCGTGGCTCGGTGGCTTTGTCGGCTTATATACTAGGTCGCTCGGTTATTGATACATACCGAAAGGACCGAGTCGTCCTATACGTGAATTCCACGTGTGTATATCCGCAAAAAATATTGAGCCACGAAGCCAGCCTCGCACACGAGGATATCCTTTTTATATATATTAATAATTCAACTAGCTAATATATAAATAGGAAAGAGCCTTGCGTGGCGTGGCTTTCAGGTCGCACGTCGACACTAAACTTGTGCGAACATACCTCAGATTCACGCAAGCTAGTCAGAAACCTGCGAGCATGGTTAGCACGTGGCATTCTGTCTACCTACAGGTAGACGAGGATAGTGCGGGATGAGAATGACTCTCAACAAAGTTACCCAAAAGTTTAACTATCGGGGCGATAGCTAAACTTTATCGACTTTAAGTTACACACCAGTGCCCAACTCATTAAGTTAGGCACGGATTTATAACTTAGTTACGCAGCCTTCAGTTGCGGCAACTCGACTTCACCCGCCAACTTGGCTTCAAGCTCCTTGATGCGTTCCTGCATGGCTTCGACCATGAAGACCTTGGTGAGCATATCGTTCAGAGCGGCCGCGCCCAATTCGTCCTTCTCGGCCATGCGCTTGATCGACGAGCGCACCGCATCCTTGGCACGGTCGAGCGCCGTCCCTTGGAGTTCCTTGTCAGCCTTCACCTTCACGTCCTTCAATTCGACTTGGACGACGGGCGTGGTGGCAGCGCGACCGAATGCCTTACCTTGGTTGGCGGTTGCCGTGAGTTGCGCAACTATGTACATCTTGACGGACGAAGTGGGCGCAACCACGTCGAGCCCGCACCCCTTGAACCACGTTGCGAGCGGCTTTTTCCAGTACGCGGGAAGACGGTTCAACATCGTTGCTGCGGGTTCGAAGTTCTGGTTTGAGTAAGCCGACTTCACCGCATACTCACCCAGTTCACGCAACGTTTCAGCTGCGGCTTCACCACGATTCGCCAATGCGTTGAGGGTCTTGACGAACGTGGATGCAGTTACCTTTGCCATTTGAGACTCCAATCAGTTAGTGAGTTATGAGCATGATTAAGTACACAATTTGATGTGCACTTAAAGATGCCCCGCGTCAGGGTCCAACCAAAACGCGGAACACTTGATTGTTAGATAAGTAAGTTTGTCGCGCTAGCAGCGTGGTTTGAGTGGTGTAACGTTGCGGTGGATGCGGCATTCCGGATCAGCCTTTGCGCGCTTCACTCCCGTACCACTAAACGCATGGCCGGCCGTCTGGAGCGCACGGTACTGGCGGATGTTTCGCCCGCTAGGTCACTAAACAATCTCAGACTTGTAAGTCGTGCAACGTCGCACTACTTACCCGTTACTGAGGGTAGACCCAGTCATTACCTGCTAGCACTTTGTTAAAGATCATCGGCCTTGCCACCCGAGTGGCGCCGTTACCTGCTAACAGGGTTCGCGCTTTAGTCGCGCTGCCACCCTGCTTACTGCGTTACTGCTGTCCTACATACATGGTTTCCGCTTTAATCCTTGTGTATTAAGCGCTTACTTACTACGCCCGCCCGGCCCCCCACCCACCCCCCCGGCTGGACCACTGGGGGACTAGGGGCCCCCCTCTTTACGTATTTCATGTAGAGCAAGGGTCATTTTTCACCCCTACATACATTCGACATACCTTAATACCTCTTCACATACTTCGATTGTATTGCTAACATACGTATGCGGAATGTGTCACCGGCGATGCACCTGACCTCAAAAGTGTTCGCGTGCCGAGGGGTCGGACTTCATACCGAGGTAAGCGGGGCCGGCCTCGTAATCGCCGGAACGGCCCCAGTCCGTCAGGCCCACGTAACGGGCCACCCGAGTCAAGTGCACGAAACGCACATAGGTGTGCGGCCGGACTGTTAATCCGTGTGAGCCTGGTTCGATCCCAGGTCGTGCAGCCAGATCCATGTTGTCTCCTCGTAGCACCTTGTGCACGAAGTCGGCCTAGCGCGCCGGCTTTAAACGAACCCCGCCCCCAGGGACGTCGTGCAGTTTTTTGCTTCTTCTGTTCTGGAATCTGCGGGTTCCCCAGCCCGAAGGTGGTGCCCCCACCTTGTTGGTCGCCAGATTCCAGAACAGAGGGTGCATGAGACGCGTTAGCGACTCGCTCGTCTGGGCAGACCTGAAAACCTGCACCCTCTAACAAACACGGAAGAACATGACCGTTCAGGAACTGGTAGCGAAGCTGCAAACGATGGACCCGTCAGAGACTGTTTATGCGCACTGCAATTTTGAGGAGAAGGTTGAAGGGCTCGACTCCCATTTCTTCGAGATTAGTGCTGTAGCAGACATGGGTCGCGTTGTCCTTTTCGAGAACTAAATTGACCCAACACGAGGACCTCATGCTGCACGCAACCCACGAAACGCGCTATCAGACCGTCTCTGGCCAGGTCCACGTGAACGCCCGGGAGATCGTGGATGTCGCGCCGGACAAGCGCCGCTGCACACTCGCCGACGGCTTCGACCACACGCACACCTACGACATTTACCCCGGCCAGCTGCTCGTCACGTTCCCGAATGGCGACACGTTTGTGTGGCACCGCGAGGACTTCGATCGCTGGTACTCGCCGCTCCCCAATCAACGCACCGCCTGGGTATGACCAAAACCGAACCGATGATCCGCTGCAACCACTTCCTCCCGAAGCAGCTGGTGGAGCAGATCAAGCAGCACGCAGCCACCAAGGGCACGCCGGTCGCCGAGCACGTGCGCCGCGCCCTGCAGGAATACCTGGAGCGGCAATGAGCCCTGAAGCAGCAGCACGACTGGACCTGTTCCTCGACGCAGTCGACGAAGACGACATCTATTACACGCTGTTCTTCTACGAGACGGAGGAGGGTCGCCGCCTGGACGGGTTCGGCACCTTCACCGCAGCTGAGAAGGCTGGTGCCGTGCGCGCGCTGCGCGAGTACGCAGACGCACTGGAGAACCACCCAGGCGACTCCGCGGGGCACACGCTGCAATGAGCGACCCGAAGACCCCAGTCCTCTTCGACCCCCTCGCGCAGACGGATCTGAACTTCCCGCCTGAGATGGTGATGGCGATCGCCCAGGGCCTGGAAGATCCGACCGACATCGCCGCACGCTTCGGATGGGACGGCCCGCGCTGGCAGCGCCTGGTGGCCTCCCCGAGCTTCCAGAAGGCCGTGACGGCCAAGACGAAGGAGCTCGAGGCGGAAGGGTGGGTGGTGCTCGCCAAGGCCCGCCTGGGTGCCGAGATGATCCAGGACGAGATCATCCGCGCGGGCGTCTCCTCGGACACCTCCGTCGCGCAGAAGCTGGCCATCTACGAGGCCCTCGTGAAGACGGGCGACCTGCTGCCGAAGAACAAAGTGGGCGCCGGCGACAGCGGCCCGAAGTTCTCGATCAACATCAACCTCGACCGCGAGGCGAGCCACGCCAGCGTGAAGCGCGTCGAGATCGTGGAAAACAAGGAGTAGCCATGGAATTCCTCGGCCTCGTGCTGTGCTGGATCGCCGGCCTCATCGGTCTCGTTTTCATCGCTGGCGTGATCGGCATCGCCATGTTCGCGGGCTACCTCGAGCGGATCGACGCGCGTGAGTTCAACGGAGAGCGCACGGACGCGTCGGCTACCGAATGAGCAACAGCCTAAACTACACACCACCTCCCAGCTTGCTCGACTTCTTCACGTCGGACAAGTTCATCAACCTCGTCATGGGACCGGTCGGCTCGACCAAGACCACGGCGGGCATTCTGAAGATCGCTCATGAAGCTTCCCGTATTGCAGCTTGCCGAGACGGCATTCGGCGTTCTCGATGTATCTGGATTCGACAGTCGCGCGAGCAGCTGCGAGACACCTCTATTCCAGACTTCCTTCGCTGGTATCCCGATGGCCTGGCCGGCACCTACGAGAAAACGAACTACAAGTTCGTCCTCAAGTTCGGTGACGTCGAGTGCGAGGTCCTCTTCCGTGGCCTCGACGACGCAGGAGACGTGCGCCGGCTGCTTTCTCTACAGGCCACTTTCGGGATTGCGGATGAGTTCCGGGAACTGAACCCCGAGGTGTTCAACACGCTGCAGGGCCGCTTGGGGCGATACCCGTCCAAGGCGGACAACGGCGTGGGATGCAAGGATGACCACGGCCGCCAGATCGACAAGTTCTGGGGCATGTCGAACCCGCCCGACTTCGACACCTGGTGGGAAGAGTACCTGACGAACCCGCCGGACAACTGCGCGGTGTTCTTCCAGCCGAGCGGCATGAGCCCCGAGGCGGACTGGCTCCAGTACCTGAAGGACGGCTACTACGAGAACCTCTGCGAGGGCAAGGCGCAGAACTGGATCGACATCTACGTGCACGGCAAGTTCGGCGCGTCGCTGTCGGGCAAGCCGGTGTTCCCCGCGTTCGATCGCCACACGCACGTCTCGAAGAGCACGCTCACGCCGATCCGCATGTCGACGCACCCGCTCATCATCGGCCACGACTTCGGGCTCACCCCCGCATGCACGCTCAGCCAGGTGGACCCGCGCGGGCGGCTGAACACGTTCGCCGAGCTCACGTCGGAAGGCATGGGCGAGCTCCGCTTCATCCGCGAAAAGCTCAAGCCGCTCTTGTCCACGACACGGTTCGCGGGGCTCAACGTGCTGGTGGTCGGCGACCCCGCGGGCACGCAGCGCGCGCAGACCGATGAGAAGTCGGTGTTCGACATCCTCAAGGCGGAAGGCTTCCGGGTGATCGCGGCGAAGACGAACTCGATCTCCGCGCGGATCTCCGGCGTCGACAGCTGGCTCACCCGCACGATCGACGGCAGCCCGGCGCACCTGATCGATCCGTCATGTCAGACACTGATAAGGGGCTTGGCGGGCGGCTACCGGTACAAGATCCGGCAGAACGGCGAGAGCGACGACAAGCCGGAGAAGAACAGCTACTCGCACTTGCTGGACGGTCACGAGTACGCGCTGCTGCACGCCGGCGGCCATCTGCTCGGGGGCTCGACGCGCACGCAAGCGAGGCAGGTCGAAAAGGTTCGGTGGCAGTGGGCGTGACGTTCTCAAGTTAGCACGTTGTGTGCTATATGTTGACAGATACCACCTGATCCGACGCTATGGCCCAAGCCCTGAACATTACCGGCGCGACCCCGATGTCCACGAATGTGGGCGGGCTTGTGCAGATGAAAAACAACGCCCAGCTGGCCGCCGAAGAGCGCGCCGCGGCCCAGCTGGCGAACAACGACGGGGTCGTGCAGGGCTTTGCCGCGCTGATCCGCCGGCAGTGGACCGCCGCGCGCCAGGCCAAGGAGATGACCGCCGAGCAGAAGATGCTCAAGTCGATCCGGCAGCGCCGCGGCGAGTACGACCCGGAAAAGCTCGCGGTCCTCGTCGAGCAGGGTTCCGCACTGATCTACATGCAGCTGACCTCGAATAAGTGCCGCGCGGCCGCGTCGTGGATTCGCGACGTGGTGGTGACGACCGCCGAGGACAAGCCGTGGACCATCGAGCCGTCGCCGGTCGCCGACATGCCGCCGAACCTGATCGACGAGATCATGCAGATCGCGCAGCAGCAGATCGCGCAGATGACGCAGTCGGGCCAGTCGCCGACCGACATGGAAGTGCGCTCGATGCTGCTGGCCCTGAAGGAAATGGGCCTCTCGCAGATCCAGGACCTCGCGCGCCAGCAGGCGGACCTGATGAGCAACAAGATGCAGGAGCAGCTGCTCGAGGGCGGCTGGATCCGCGCATTCTCCGACTTCATCGACGACATCACCACGTTCCCGGCCGCGTTCTTGAAGGGCCCGGTCGTGCGCAACCGCAACAAGCTGAAGTGGCTGCCGGACGGGCAGGGCGGCTTCGCGCCGGACATCGCACAGGAGCTCACGCTCGAGTGGGAGCGCGTCGACCCGTTCCATATCTACCCGGCGCCCGACGCGTCGAACATCGACGACGGCTGGCTGATCGAGCGGCACAAGCTCTCGCGCGGCGACCTGCAGGCGCTGATCGGCGTCGAAGGGTACTCGGACTCGGCGATCCGCCAGGTGCTCGAGGACTACGGCCGTGGGGGATTGCGCGAATGGATCTACGTCGACACCGCGCAGGCCACCGCTGAAGGCAAGGCCACGATCGGCGTCGCGACGAACCCGTCCGAGCTCATCGATGCGCTCCAGTACTGGGGCAGCGTGCAGGGCAAGATCCTGCTCGAGTGGGGCATGGACGAGACCGAGATCGACGACCCGCTCGCCGAGTACCCAGTCGAAGCGTGGCTGATTGGCTCGTGGATCATCAAGGCCGTGCTCAATCCGGACCCGCTGGGCCGCAAACCGTACTACAAGGCGAGCTACGAGGAAGTGCCGGGCGCCTTCTGGGGCAACTCGGTCGCCGACCTCTGCCGCGACACGCAGGACATCTGTAACGCCGCGGCCCGCGCGCTCGTGAACAACATGGGCCTGGCCTCGGGCCCGCAGGTCGTCTACAACGTCGACCGCCTGCCGGAAGGCGAAAAGATCACGCAGCTGTATCCCTGGAAGGTGTGGCAGGTCACGTCCGATCCGCAGATGGGCAGCCAGCCGGCGATGCAGTTCGAGCAGCCGAAGTCGATCGCAGGCGAGCTCATGGCGATCTACGACAAGTTCTCGGTGCTGGCCGACGAATACACCGGCATCCCGCGCTACATGGCGGGCGACTCGCCCACCGGCGGCGCCGGGCGCACGGCCTCCGGCATGTCGATGCTGATGGGCAACGCCGGCAAGTCGATCAAGCAGGTCATCGGTAACATCGATGATCGCGTCATCGAGCAGGCGATCAACCGCCTGTACTACTACAACATGCGCTACGGCGATGATCCGACCCTGAAGGGCGACGTGAAGATCGTCGCGAAGGGCGCGTCGGCGATCATCCAGCGCGAGACCGCGCAGGCCCGCCAGGCCCAGTTCCTCCAGACCGCGCTCGGCAACCAGCAGGTCGCCGGCGTCATCGGCCAGGAAGGCGTCGCGTCGCTGCTCCGGGAAGTCGCGAAGACGCTCGAGCTCAACACCGACGAGATCGTCCCGCCGATTCCGATCCTCAAGCAGCGCTGGGCCGCGCAGCAGCGCGCGCAGGCGATGCAGCAGCAACAGCAGATGGAGCAACAGAAGGCGCTCGAGGCGCAGCAGTTCGCGCAGCAGATGATGCTCAAGCACGGCCAGTTCGCGCCGACCGAGCCGCTGCAGCAGCAGGCGCAGGACGCGCTCGCCACCGCGCCGCTGCTGGGCCTGGGCGCTCCGCCGCAGATGCAGCCGCAGGGCAGCGCGCCCGCCGCGCGCCCGGGCGCCTCACTCGCTGGCGGCACGCCGGTGACCAACAACCTACCGAGCAACGGACAATGAACGGCAAAGCCATCGCCAACTTGAAGTCGAGCGTCGACGAGATGGTCGTCCTCGGCTTCGATCTGCACCAGATCGAGCGCATCGCGAACCTCCTCCACACCGAGGTCAGCTACGGCGTGGCGGTCCTCGCACCGCGCGTGGAGTTCAACATGGGCCGTTTATTTGCAGACGGGCACTATTTGTCGGGCCTCACCAGTTAACAAGTACACCGCAGTTTGTTAGCATGTTGCACATATAGGGTCAAGGAGGCCATGATGTCCAAAGAGAAGTCCGGCAGCGGCTCCATGGCTGCGCTGCAAGAAGGCCGCGGTGGCAAGGAATATGGCCAGGTCACCGTGAGCGGTGGAAGCTCCTCGAGCGTCGACTCGAAGTTCCACAATCGTCCGAAGTCCAGCAAGGGCACCGAGCTCTCGATGGACGTCAACAAGGGCGACGGCCTCTGCAAGTGAAACAGTGTCGTGACATTCACGCACTACGTGCGTTCGCGCGGCTCCGAGCGGCCGAGTTCACCAGCCTGACGACATACCTCACGGAGTCGCGGGATGACGAGCTCAACCGCCTGAAGAACGCCCGAAGCATGGATGAGATGGCTCGTTGCCAGTCGGCGATCGAGACCCTCGAACAGATTTTGATGTACGTCGCTGAGGGTGAAACCTTGGCGGCGAAGTACCAGAAGTAAGAAGCCGCGCGGCCGACCTACCGGGGCCAAGCGACATCAACCGCATATCCGCAGACCGTGAAGACGGTGCGGGGGAGAAGTACAGACATGGGATTGCCACGCGCAGTTCAGGAAGCAGCCGAAGCCGCCGACGCGATCGTCGTGCAGATGACCGGAGAGCCCAATGAGGAGCCGATCGTCGAGCCACAAGATCCGCCGGTAGTCGAACCGAAAACCGAACCGCAGCCGGTAGTCCCGGCGACGGAGCCGAAGTCGGTCGATTGGGAGCACAAGTACAGCACGCTGAAGGGCATGTTCGATGCCGAGGTGCCGCGACTTCACAGCCAGAACCGTGAGTTGCGCGACACGCTCGCGACGATGCAAACCCAGATCGCGCAGCTGCAGGCCCCCAAGGAACCGCCGAAAGCACCGGCGCAGTTGATCACTGACCAGGATCGCGAGTCCTTTGGACCGGACCTCGTCAACCTGATCGAGCGAGGCGTCAAGCAGGCCACTGGCCCCTTGGAAGCTGAGCTCGGCAGGCTGAGAGCGAGGAACGCCCAGCTGGAGTCGAACGTTGGAAGCGTCGCGCAACAGACCGCACAGACCGCCGAAGAGGCGTTCTACGCGAATCTCGAGCGTGCAGTACCAGGCTTGGCCGAGACGAACACGGACCCCGCGTTCCTCGCCTGGCTGGCAGAGGTGGACCCGATCTACGGTATCCCGCGCAAGATGGCGCTCGATAACGCAGCGGATCAGAGGGACGTGGCGCGCACCGCCGCGATCTTCAACGCCTTCAACGCCACCAAGGCCCCGGTGCAGCAACCGACGTCGAAGCGTAACGAGCTCGCGAACCAGGTCGCCCCCGCCCGCACACGTCAGAGTGCGCCGCCGGAGGCCAAGCAGACGTTCGTCTGGACGGCACAGTCCATCGATGCGTTCTATGCAGACCTCCGCCGCGGCCTCATTCCGACCGACGAGGCGGCTCGCTTGGAAGCAGATCTCCAGGCAGCTGTTGCTGAAGGCCGAGTGCGTTAGCACGTTGTGCCGTGACGGTTGCCTGGTTCACCACACCTTGTTAGGAGAGCATCACCATGGCAACCGTAACTCCGGGCGCAGTCTATCCCATCAACGCTGGCGGCTTTAACAGCCCGGCAGGCCAAGTCGCTTACGGCGGCACGGCTTACAGCGGCACGTTCATTCCGGCCCTCTGGTCGGGCAAGCTGGCGCAGAAGTTCTACGCGGCGACCGTGTTCGGCGAGATCGCCAACACCGACTGGCAGGGTGACATCAGCCAGATGGGCGACACGGTGATCATCAACACGATCCCGACGATCAACATCTACTCGTACAGCGTCGGCCAGTCGCTGAACTACGACGTGCCGGCACCGTCGACGATCACGCTGCAGATCAACAAGGGCAAGTACTTCGGCGTGAACGTCAACAACGTGCTCGAGCTCCAGTCGAAGCCGAAGCTGATGGACATGTTCACGAACGACGCGTCGATGCAGATGAAGATCGCGATCGACAAGGACGTCCTCGCGGGCACGTTCAACGGTGGCGCGGCGACCAACATGGGCGCGAACGCGGGCAAGATCTCGGGCGCCTACAACCTCGGCACCGATACGGCAGCCGTGGCGCTCACGTCGGCGAACATCCTCCAGTACATCACCTCGCTGAGCTCCGTGCTCGACGAAGCGAACGTGCCGGAAACGGACCGCTGGATGATCATCACGCCGACCGAGCGTCAGCTGTTGATGCAGTCGAACCTGGCACAGGCTCAGTTCATGGGCGACGGCCAGTCGATCCTGCGTAACGGCCGCATCGGCCAGATCGACCGCTTCACGGTCTACGTCTCGAACCTGACGCCGCGCGCAGCTGCTGCTCAGAACTGGACGGGCGGTGCGTCGGGCGGCACGGTCAAGCGCCACGCGATCATCGCAGGCCACAAGTCGGCGATCAGCTTCGCATCGCAGATCGCGAAGGTCGAGTCGCTCCAGAACCCGAGCGACTTCGGCAACCTGGTCCGCGGCCTGAACATCTACGGCTACGGCGTGACGCAGCCGGACGCGCTGGCGACCCTCATCGCAGCAGGCTAAACGGCGGGCGGGGTGAAGCAGGGACTGACATCCCCAGCGCCCCGCCTTCTTCACGAACAGGAGCAGAGATGACTTTTGAAACCAAGCTGGTCCAGGCGGGTGTGTACAGCACCGGCGCCAAGGCCCTCGCTGGTGGCGATATGGCCGTGGGCCTGGTCGCAGCCGGCACGACGCAGGCAACCGCCTTCGCGCTGACGAACGATATCAGCGTGTTCGGCACGGTCGCCGCGAGCTCGGGCGCGATTCTGCCGCTCTTCGGCTCGGCGTATTGCACCGTGTTCAACGGCGGCGCCAACGCGCTCGCTGTGTATCCGCCGGTCGGCGGCACGATCAACGCGGCCGCAGCCAACGCTGCGTTCTCCGTTGGCGCAGGCAAGAGCGCGACGTTCATGTCGCCCGATGGCATCACCTGGGTGGCGAACCTCTCCGCCTAAGTATCGCGTGGGGGCTGCGGCCCCCGCGTTCTTCTGAGTGAGCACAATGGGCACTATCACCTGCAAGCAGATCATCGACAAGGTCTCGACCCAGCTGCTGGACGACAGCAACACCCGCTGGACGCGCGCCGAACTGCTTGGCTGGCTGTGTGATGGCCAGCGCGCCATTGTGCTGATTCAGCCGAACGCATCATCCTCCACATCGTCGCTGAAGTTAGTGAGCGGCACGCGGCAGGCACTGCCCGCCGACGGCTACCTGCTGCTTGACGTCTACCGCAACATGGGCCCGAACGGCAACGCGCCGGGCCGCGCGGTGCGCGTGGTCTCGCGCGAGATCGTCGACGCCCAGGACCCGTACTGGCACACGCTGACGGGCACCGGGTCGGTGATGAACTACATCTACGACGTGCAGGACACGCAGGCGTTCTACGTCTACCCGCCGTCGAACGGGCTCAACACGCTCGAGATCAACTACTCGCGCATCCCGTCCGACATCACCGACGAGACCCAGCCGATCGTGATCAGCGACGTGCTGCAGACCGCGCTCGTCGACTACATCCTGTATCGCGCCAACAGCAAGGACGCCGAGTTCGCGCCGGGCATGCAGCTGGCAAGCCAGTACCTGCAGACCTTCATGGCGCAGATGGGCAAGGCCACTGGCGAAGAAGCGCAGAACAGCCCGAACCAATCGCTGGGGCAGGGTAACGCCCAGCCGCAACCTGGAGCCACCTCGTGAGCGAGCAATACGGCTACACGGTCGGGTACGAGAAGTTCCTCAACGAGGTGCTTCCGTTCGTGCCGGCCGTCCCCGAGTTCGTGGCGATCAACGCCATCAGGAACGCGGCAATCGAGTTCTGCAACGAGACGCGCTACGTGCAGGTCGACACCGACCCCTTCACCGGGGTTAAGAACATCCCGAACTACCAGATCGACACGCCGACCGACACCGCGTTCCTCGACGTGATCCAGGGCTGGTACAACGGGTCGCTCTTGATCCCGAAGAGCGTGGATGAGCTCTCGTCGATCTACCGGTCGCTGAACTGGCAGACCATCGACGGCATGCCCGCGTACATCACGCGCGTGATCCAGCCGGAGATCGTGCTGGTGCCGATGCCGAACGCGACGCTCCCGAATGCGCTCACCTTACGCATCGCGCTCTCGCCCACGCGCGACAGCACGACGATCGACGCCCGGGTGTGGGAGCACTACGCCGAGACGATCGGCAAGGGCGCCCGCGCGCGCCTCTACACGACCCCCGGGCAGCCGTACACCAACCCGGGCCTCGGGCTGCAGCTGAAGCGCGAGTTCACGCTCGAGATGGCCCGCGCGCGCCGCAAGACGGAGAAGGGCCTGGGCCGCGCCGACGTGCGCATCCAATACATAGGGTTCGTATGACCATCGCCACCATTGACGTCGTCGCCGGCGACAACCTGCCGGTCGTGACGCTGTCGCTCGCCGACAAGAGCAACGGCATGCCGATCGACGTGTCCGACTCGACCGTCACCGTCTACTTTCGCGAGATCGGCGCGTTAGCAGGTTCTGACGGTGCGCCGGCCGGAACCCCGCTAACTTGCACGAACCTCAACACCGGCACCGATGGCCAGGTCACCTTCTACTTCCAGGGCGACGTGACGAACGTGCCGGCCGGGCTGTACGAGGGTTCGATCGTGATCGTGAAGCCGGGGCCGCTGCGGCACACGGTCTACGACACGCTGCGCTTCCGGGTGCGCCCGGCATGACGCAGCCGACCGATTACAAGTTCGTCGAGCCCGGCGCTGTCGTCACCGCCAAGCCCCACAACGCTGTGGTGCTTGCGAGCTTCATCGATGCGGTCTGCACGGCCGCGGTCGTGCCGATGACGTACGAGGAAGAGCTCGCGTTCCTGGCAACCCATTCCTAAAGGACTCCTCATGTCTCTCTCCGCTACCGAAGAACAGGCAATTCTGAATCACATCCTGGGCACGACCACGCTCACGAAGCCGACGACCGTGTACCTGGCGCTTTTCACGACGACCCCGACCATGCCTGCGGGCACCGGCGGCGTCGAAGTGTCGGGCGGCTCGTACGCGCGCCAGCCGATCGCGTTCGGCTCGGCCTCGGGCTCCGCGCCTGCAGTGGCTGCCAACAGCGCACTGGTCACGTTCCCGACCGCCACGGGCTCGTGGGGAACCATCGCGGGCGCTGGCATCTACGACGCGGTGACTGGCGGCAACCTGATCGACGCGGGCGCGCTGAGTGCATCGAAGACGATCGGCACGAGCGACGTGTTCGCGATGCCGGCCGGCAACTACACGATGTCGCTGACCTAAGCGCGCGATGGCCCAGAATGTCGTCACGCTAACCGCCGGCTCGACCTGGACAGTCCCCTCGGACTGTACGGGCACGCTCGACCTCGTCGAGGTCTGGGGCGCGGGCGCCAGCGGTAACGCGGACGCACCGAACGGGTCGGGCGGCGGCGGCTCGGGCGGCTACTCGAGTAGCGCCAGCCTCACCGGGTACACCCCAGGCGCGTCGATCCCGATCGGCCTCGGCGTGGGGGGCGCGTCGTCCCAGACAGGCTCGGGCGCGGGCTTCGCGGGCACCGGCTCGTGGTTCAACGGAACCTCGGTAGCGTCGTCCGTCGTCTCGGCCAACGGCGCCCCGGCTACCGCGAGCGGCTCGACGGCGGGCGGCTCTGGCGCGAGCACGACCAACGCCCAGGGTACGACCAAGCGCGCGGGCACGGCCGGCGGCAGCGGACGTAACGCAGCGAACGGCGGCGGCGGCGGCGGTGCAGGTGCGCCAGGCCCGCATGGTCTCGGCGCGGTCGGTGCGAACGCAACGGCGAACCCGGGCGGCGCAGGCGGCGCAGGTGATGCGGCCTCGGGCGGCACGGCGGGCACGGCAGGCGCGAGCACGGGCGTAGGTAACGGCGGCGTCGGTGGTGCGAACGCGAACGGCGGTGGCGGTGGTGGTGGCGGCGGTGGCGGTGCGACCGGGTCGACCTCGAACGGCAACAACGGCGCGGATGGCGGATTCCCCGGCGGCGGCTCCGGCGGTTCAGGGTGGGGCGGCAGCTACAGCGGCACCGCGGCAGGCGGCCAGATCCGCATCACCTATACGGTCTCGACTGGCGGCACCACGCAGAACGGCCAGATCGCCTCGAGCGCGACAGCAAGCTCGTCGGCCACGGGCCGCGCGACCCGCAACGGCGCGGCCGCGCGCACGGCCACTGCGAGCTCGACGGCCGCCGGCCGCGCGCAGCGGTATGGCCAGATCGCAAGCTCCGCAACGCTGACGAGCTCACGCGTCACCGCGGGCGGCACCACACAGAACGGCCAGATCGCCTCGTCGGCGAGTCTCACCTCGAGCCGCGCGGGCCAGCGCCGAGTCAGTGGCGCCGTCTCGAGCACCGCGAGCCTCGCCTCGTCGCGCGCCGGTGTGCGCATGCTCTACGGCACCCGCGCGAGCACCGCGTCGCTGGCATCGACCCGCGCCGGCGCCCGCTGGACCTATGGCACGCTCACCAGCACGCTGAGCGGCAACTCATGGGCGACGGGGCAGATCACTGCAGCCGGCCTCATCCAGAGCGCCGCCGCGGCCAGCAGCAACATCGTGGCGTTCAACCCATCGCACGTCACGCGCGGCACGGTGCTGGTCAAGGTCACTGCGACGTTTGCGCAGCTGAGCGCGCACGTGGTGCCGAGCCCGGCGGAGTTGCGCGACCGCATCCCGATGCTCGACGCGCTCGCCTTCGCCGTGCAGACGCTCTTCGCTGACACCGCCGCGGCCGTCGACGCCACCGCGTTTGCTTTCGGCCGGCCGCTGGTCGACACGGTCGCCGTGACCGACACGGTCGCCTTCGCAAAGGGACCTGCGATATACGACAATGCAACGATTAACGACGCCATCGCGTTAGCAGTTAGTCCGGCACTTGTTGACACATTGTCGGCATCTGATGCAGCGGCGTTCGCTACATCGAAGCCGATCACCGACACCGCGACGCTGGCTGACGCGCTCGCCGTGCTGACGGCGAAGCCCATTGCTGACGTGCTCGTGGCGGCCGACAGCGTGGCCTACACGTTCCTGTCGCCCACAACCATGAACGGCAAGGCGCTCGACGTCGCCACGCTCAACTGAGGATAGAAATGCACGACCACCTGAAAATCACCGGCCGCGTGCACGCGGTCCTCTTTGGCCCGAACGGCGAGATCAAGGAAGAGCGCGACATCTCGAACCTGGTGCTCAACGCCGGCCGCACCTGGCTGCTCAACATGGGCTGCACGGCAAGTCCGCCCGCGAAGATGGGCTGGATGGCGCTCGGCACCGGCGTCACGGCCCCGACCACCAGCGACACCGCGCTGCAGTCGGAGCTCGCGGGCTCGCGAACGGCCACGACCAACAACGGCGCGGTCGCTGGCCAGTCGACGGTCTTCACCTGCACGTTCAACCCGGGCGTCGCAACGGGCTCGCTGACTGAAGCGGGCGTTCTCAACGCGAGCTCGGGCGGCACCATGCTCGCGCGCGTGACCTTCGGGACGATCACCAAGCAGGCGGCCGACACGCTGACGATCACCTGGACCATCACGCTGAGCTAAGGAGCGCGCAATGGGTGTAAAAACCACCAACAACGCGTCCACGACGCTCTCGACGTCGATCGGCACGACCGACACGACGATCAACCTCACGCCGGGCGGCGGGGCGCAGTTCCCCTCGCTCGCTGCGGGCGACTGGTTCTGGGCGACGCTGGCCAATTCGGGCGGCGCCACCGAGGTCGTGAAGATCACCGGCCGCTCGACCGATTCCGTGACCGCCACGCGTGGCCAGGACGGCACGACGGCAAAGGCGTGGGCGGCGGGCGACAAGTTCGAGATCCGCCCGACCGCGGCGCTGTTCAATGACAAGGCCGACCGCAGCGCGTCGAACACGTTCGTAGGCGACCAGGCGATCACGGGCAGCCTGAACGCCTCGGCGGATATTGTTCTCGGCGGCAACTTAGTTGCTAAAGGTAATGCGTTCGAAATTGGCTCGCCCACCGCGGCGGGCCCGGCCTACGTCGACTTTCACTCGTCGGGGACGAACAACGATTTCGACGCACGGATTATCGCGACCGGCGGCCTCAGTGGGGCGGGTAACGGGCGCCTCGACATCTATGCAGCCGGCGGGACGTTTTTCAATAGCTACTCGAATTTGTATGGCGCGGGGCAGCTGAGCAGCTACCAGTACTTCCAGGCAGGGTCATACAAGCCGTACATCCGCGCGAACAATGCCTCCGGCGGGGCGATGGAGTTCGTCAATAGCGCGGATAACGCCATCAACGTCACCATGAAGGACAACGGCGACCTGCTCGCGCGCGGCAGCATCTCCGCTGGCGCCAATCTGTACGCCAGCGGCAATCTCTGGTTACTGAATAGCGCGAGCATTGCGTTTAACACACCGGGCTACACCGGCTACATGCGCGGCGATTCGAGTTCGGGGAGTATCGCCTTCATCAACCAGGCGCAGACCGCATACAACCTCAACGTCTACGACGACGGCACCACCGCGTTTAGAAACAAAATCACGATCTATGCCGGGATCAACTCGAGCTACGGCAGTTCTGGCTACCTCAACGCCGGCGGTGCAGGCGTCACAGGCGGCGGGACGTGGAATATCAGCCTGACTGCAGCCCAGACCATCACGGCCAACCAGTTCATCGCTACTTCCGACCGGCGTCTGAAGACCGATATCGAGGACATCGAAGAGGTCGATGCCGTCCGGTTCGTCAAGGAAGTCGCACCGAAGCACTACCTGAAAGAGGGCCGGCCTGAGTTCGGCTTCATCGCCCAGGACGTGTGGAAGGCGCTCGACGGCCGCGGTCAGGAGATTGTCGCGGTCACGCCGCGCGAGGGAATGGAAGAGACGATCGACGACGACGGGTTCCGATCGGCGGCCGACGTCGTGCTGAACGTGAGCCACAACCAGATCATCCCGATTCACGCGGCGACGCTGCGCAACCTGCTCGCGCGCGTGGAAGCGCTCGAAGCTCAGCTGGAGGCCAAGTGATGTACGTCCTCCTTTATGACCCCACGGGGCGCGTGTTCGGCTCGACGCAACTCGCCGACGGCGCGCAGCTGAGCACGGGCTACATCGCCTGCACTGCCGAGCAGGCGGCCAACCTCGCCGCGTACAGCGTCGACACCGCGACGCAGACGATCGTTGCGATCGACCCAGGCACCGTCCTGCAGTCGCTCAAGGCGAGCCTCGTCACCGCGATCGATACGCGTGTGGCCGACATCTACTCGACCTGGTCGCGTTTCCAGCAGGAGTATCTGCTGCGCGCGGCCGCGGCGCAGGCGTTCAAGGACACGGACTACATGGGCACGCCGTCCACATGGATCACCGACTTCGCGCGGCCCGCCGGCAAGACCGTGGTCGACGCAACGAACCTGATCCTCGCGCAGTCCGCGAACCTGAACGCCGCGCTCGGCGCGCTCGGCGCGCTGCGCATGCGCAAGTACGAGATCCTCGCCGCGACCGACACCGCTGGCGCGCAGGCCGCGCACGACACGGTCGCCGCGCTGATCGACCAGACGGCAGCCGCCATCCAATAAGGGGACCCCATGCAGGTCGCATTCTACAAAGGGCGGCACCCGGGCATCGCAGGCTGGCTCGGCGTCGCAACGAAGTGGTGGACGCGCGGGCCCTACAGCCACGGCGAGCTCATCGTTGCGCGCGAGGGCGACACGGCCGTGTGCTGGTCGTCGACCTACCTGGACCACGGCGTGCGCCGCGCGGTCGTGACTCTCGACGACAACTGGGACGTGTTCGACGTGCCGACGACGCCTGCACAGGAAGCCGCCGCGCTCGCCTGGTTCGAGGCGCATGCCGGGCAGCCGTACGACGTGGCGGGCCTCTTCGGCTTCGCCTTCCGTCACTACGAGGGCGAGAAGAGCAAGTGGTTCTGCACCGAGGCGGTCGCCGAAGCGCTCGGGCTGCGCGACTCATGGCGCTATGACCCGAACACACTCGCGGCGGTGCTCGCCCCGCGCGATGCACAGCTGGAGGCAGCATGAGCGTCAAAGTCACCAACAACGCGTTCGCCACACTCGCGGCGGATACGCCGGCCAACTCGACGACGATCACCGTCACCGCGGGCCAGGGCGCGCGCTTCCCGGTGCTGACTGCGGTCGACTACTTCTACGCGACGATCGTCAACACGCTCAACGTGCTGGAGATCGTCAAGGTCACCGGCCGCAACGCGGACATCCTCACCGTCACGCGCGCGATCTACGGTAGCGCGCAGGCGTGGAAGGCGGGCGATCGGATCGAGCTCCGCCCGACCGCTGAGTTGTTCAACGATAAGCTGGATACGGCCGACGCCGCGGCGACTTACGCGACGAAGAGCTACTCGGACGCGACCTACTTGATGAAGAACGGCGGCGGTGCGGTGACGTTCCTGCAGGTCCAGGCGCCAGCGGCGCAGCTGCAGATCAACGACACCAGTGCGAGCGCGCTCAACGGCCGGTTCCGCTGGATCTCGGCGGGCGGCTCGCTGATACTGCAACGCAACACCGCTGGCGGCGGCGACTTCGCAACGTCCGCCACACCGCTCTGGTTCAACGGCACAAGCGACGTCGCCGCGTTCTCACAACGCCCGTACTTCAACGGCGCGACGCCCTGGGACTCTGCCAACCTCACGCCGCTCGACAAGAACCTCGGGGGCGTAGTGGGCGGGGCGATGCAGTTCAACTCAGGCGTGGTGATGGCGAGCGCTGCGCAGGTGAACGCGGACTTCCACGTCTACGGTTCGAACACGGTCGCGCACGGCAACGCGCAGGTGGCGGGTGAGTTGCAGGTCAACACCAACGTCGTGTCGACGAACGGCAACTATTACTTCGACGCGGGCCATCAACGCTACCTGGCGCAGAGCGGCGGCAACCTGTTCATCGGTGGCTTCGGTGAGGCCTACATCAACGGCAACCGCGTGCTGCACGTCGGCAACGGTCTGTCGGACATGACCAACAACGTTGGCTTCATCAACTCGATCGCCGTCGCCGCGCCGCGCATCGCGAGCTCCGACTCGAGCGGCACGCTCACCAACGTCGGGCTGGAGATGGTCGACGCGCGCACGATCCGGCTGGTGCTGTCGTTCGTCAATTCGTCGGGCGGCGGTGGACAGGGCGGTTAACAAACAGGCTTGTATCTGCTAACTTGGGCTAGGCCCAACACAAGGAAAATCGCACATGAGCGGTGAGAACTTTATTGCCGTCGCTGCGATTTGCGTGCCGGTCATCATGGCGTTCATCGCCTTCATGTACCGGACCATGTCCGGGCACCAGAAGCAGATTACAGACTTGAAGATCGAGCTCGCGGCCGACTACCTGACCAAGGTGGAAGTGCGCGAGCTCCTCGCCGAATCAAAGCGTGACCTGCGCGACACGCTCGAAACACTCATCACGGAAATCCGTGCACTGCGCAAACCCACATCGGAGTAATCCACCTTGGCACTCACAGCAGCAGAATTCATCGAAAAAGCAGGCGCGGAACTGGTCTGCGGCAAGATCATCGTCGGCCTGCAAGGCGAGCGCAACGTAATCGGCCAGATCGAGCCGACGTTCGAGCTCAACGAAGAAGGCCAGGCGATCAAGGCCGAGCTCGAAGCAGGCATCGCGCCGGCACAAGCCGTCGAAGATGGCCAGGCGAAGAAGGCCGGCCGCGCGGCGAAGAAGGTCGCCGAACCGGTGCCGCCGACGGCTGAAGAGCTCGCCGCGCTGGCCGCCGCAGCTGCTGCCGAAACCGCTGCACTGGGTTCGTAAGATGAGCGCCTTCGACGACGCCTTCGAGGCGCTGATTGGGGTGGAGAAGGGCTACGTCGTGGATAACGGCGGGCCCACCATGTACGGCGTCACGCAGGCCGTGGCGCGCGCCAACGGCTACACCGGCGACATGCGCAACCTCCCCTTGAGCACCGCGAAGGCGATCGCGAAGGCCAAGTACTGGGACGTCTACCACTGCGACGAGCTCGATCCGCGGATCGGCTTCCAGGTGTTCGATGCGGCCTACAACGGGGGCTTCCCCGTGAAGTGGCTGCAGCAGGCATCGGGCGCAGTGGCAGACGGCAAGTTCGGGCCGGCGACGCTCGCCGCGATCCAGGCCACGGACCCCGACAAGCTTATCGCGCGCTTTGACGCGTACCGGCTGCTCTACCTGTGCGACCTCAACGTGTGGCCCGACTACGGCCGCGGCTGGGCTCGCCGCGTGGCAAACAACCTTCTGAAGGGGATGGCATGACCTGGGACAACGCGCTGAACGTCGTCAAGACCCTCGCGCCCACCATCGCGACGGCGCTCGGCGGCCCGCTCGCCGGCACCGCAGTCGCCGCGCTGCAGGCCGCGCTCGGCCTCGCGCCGGCGGCGGACAAGGACGCGGTTGCAGCCGCCATCAATGGCGCCACGCCCGAGCAGCTGGCGGCCGTCCGCAAAGCCGACCAGGACTTCCAGATCCAGATGGCCGCGCTTGGCTTCAAGGATGCCGAGGCGCTCGCGCAGCTGGTCGTGCAGGACACGATCTCCGCGCGCGACATGCTGGTCTCGACCAAGTCGTGGGTGCCGGCCGCGCTCACCGCCGCGCTCACCGTGGGCTTCTTCGGGATGCTCTCGATGCTCATGTTCGTGCTGGTCCCCGAGGCCAACAAAGCGATCATCTACGGCTTCACCGGCACCCTTGGCGGTGCGTGGCTGACGGCTGTGCACTTCTGGTTCGGCGAGACGATGTCCTCGAAGACCAAGGACGACGTGATCGCCAACTCGAGCCTGCCGCAATGACGACACTCTCCATCGAGGGCTTCAGCGGCGTTGTGCCCCGCACGGGCCCGACGCGCCTGGGCGCGAGCAACGCGCAGGTCGCGCGCAACGTCAAGCTCCAGTCCGGCGAGCTCCGCCCGTGGCGCAAGCCAATCGTGGAGTTCACGCCCTCGACGGTGGTGCAGGCGATCTACAAGCTCAACGGGCCGAGCGGCGCGACGCTGTGGCTTGAGTTTCCGCAGGACACCGATGTCGTCGGCTCGCCGATGGCCGACGCCTCCGACTACCGCGTCTACTACACCGGCACCGGCATCGGCCCGCGCAAGACGAACTGGAGCCTGGCCGCAACCGGCACCGGCCCCGCGCCGCGCAACTACATGGAAATGGGCGTGCCGTCGCCGACTGGCTCGCCATCCCTCTCGCCCTCGAGCACAACGGGCACCGTCGAGACGCGCGCGTACGTCTACACGCACGTGAACCTGTTCGGCGCGGTCAACGAAGAGTCGGGCCCCAGCCCCGCTGGCACCGTCTCGGTGACGGCATCGGGCGCGTCGGTGACGGTCGGCAGCTTCTCGGCGCCGCCGGCGGGCAAGTACGCGTGGGCGTACCGCAACATCTATCGATCGGTGGCCGGTAACTCCAGCGTCAGTTACCAGTTTGTCGCGCAGATCCCGATCGGGCAGACCTCCTACGTCGACACGCTCGCGGTCACCCAGCTTGGCTCCGCGCTGCCGTCCACCGACTGGGCGCCGCCGCCCTCGAGCCTGCAGGGCATCGTCGAGATGCCGAACGGGATGCTCGCGGGCTTCACCGGCAACCAGGTCTGGTTCTGTGAGCCGGGCTACCCGCACGCGTGGCCGGTCAAATACATGCTGACGGTGGAGTATCCGATCGTCGGCCTGGGCGTCTTCGGGACGAGCTTGTTCGTCGGCACACAGAAGAACCCGTACGTGATCACCGGCACGAACCCCGCCGCGATGTCGCAGGAAAAATTGTCGATCCTGCAGGCGTGCGTCAGCAAGCGCTCGATCGTCTCGGACCAGTGGGGCGTGGTGTACGCGTCGCCGAACGGTCTCGTGGCGGTCGGCCCTGGTATCCAGGACATCGTCACCCAGAACCTGTACACCCGCGACGAGTGGCAGCCGCTGAACCCGAGCTCCATCTGCGGCGCGCTGTACAACAACATGTATCTGGGCTTCTACACGAACGGGCTCGGGCCGATCTCGTCGTTCATTTTCACGCGCGCGGACACCCCGCCGCTGTCGATGTTCGACTTCGCTGCGAAGTGCGTGTTCATCGAGCGCGCGACGGGCAACTTCTACGCCTGTTCGAACGACGACAACATCATCTACCAGCTTGACGCGGACCAGGACAACAACACGATCTTCCAGTGGAGGAGTCGCCAGTTCATCCTGCCGGAGCCGACGTCGTTCGCCGCGCTCAAGCTGCAGTCCGACTACAGCTACATCTTCGACCCGGTCGCGTACCAGAAGAAGCTCGACGCGCTGAAGGCGCAGAACCTGGCGCTCTGGACCCAGTACGCCGGCGCGGGCCTCTCGCTGCAGGGCTGCCTGAATGACGCGATGGTCGACACCTACACGGTCGACGGCTCGGTGATGCTCGACGTGCCGCGGATCAATGACCTGCGCTCGGTGCAGGTGCTGGTGCTGTGTGACGGCGTGCAGGTGTTCCAGTCCGAGGTCAAGAACAACGAGCCGATCCGCATGCCGGGTGGCTTCAAGGGCCTCGTCTGGGAGGTGATGATCGTCGGCAACGCGCCGGTGCGCAAGTTCTCGATGGCCACCTCGATCGGGGAGCTCCGTCAGATATGAGCGCACCGATCACCAAGACCGCCATCCCGTCCGTCATCACGACGCAGGACCCGTCGATAGGCCAGGTGCTCAGCGCGCTCAAGGACAACGTCGAGATCATCACCGGCGTGCGCCGTGGCGTGCCGGTGCTCACCGCGCTGCCGTACACGGCCACGACCCAGCAAATGATAGACACGATCAACGCGATCATCGCGCGCCTGAACTATCAGGGGCGATGATTAACAAGTTAGCGCATCGGTGATATACAGTTAGCAGATGGATCAGCGATTTATCTACGACGACAGTGCACGACTTGCCGCATGGGCGAGCGCGCGCATCAAGGTCAAGTTCGGCAACGACGCGCAGGCGATCGGCATCGAGCGGGACGGCGAGCTCGTCGTGGCGGTGGTGTACGACCGGTTCACCGGCAACGACATCTGCATGCACGTGGCGGCCAAGCCCGGTGTGATGTGGGTGAGACGTGAGGCGATGCACAGGTTCTTCGCGTACCCATTCCTGCAGCTTGGATGCAACCGAGTCACCGGCCTTGTGGCTGCCACCAATCTGACTGCGCGCAAGTTCGACGAGCATATCGGGTTTGTCCAGGAGGGCGTGCTCCGCGAGGGGATGCCAGACGGAGAGGCCCTGATTGTCTACGGGATGCTGCGCAGCGAATGCCGATGGATTAAACGATGAACCTTCTCGACCTGAAACGAAAGCTCCGTGGCCCGGCCTATTGCCCTCAAGGCAAGGGTGGCGGCAGCAGCGCACCTGCGCCGGACCCGAACATTGGGCTCGCGCAGCAGAAAATGGCCGACCTGAGCCAGAAAGAATTCGACTACTACCAGAACACCCTGGCGCCGCAGTATCAGGCCCAGGCGGATAAGGCCGCCGCGCAGATCGACGACCAGAACAGCACCCTCAAGGGCATCGCTGACCAGTACCAGACCAGCCAGAAGCAGTTCGACTCGCAGTCGCAGGACTATTACGACATGTACAAGGGAACGTACATGCCGGCGATGCAAGGGATGGTGGACCAGGCGAACGCCTACGATACCGAGGGTAACTACGCGCAGCAGGCGCAGCTGGCGGTCGGCGATGTCAACGACACCTTCAATGCGCAGCAGCAGTCGCAGGCCCGCCAGATGCAGTCGGTGGGCGTCGACCCGACCTCGGGCGCCTACTCCTCGATGTGGAACGCCAACGGCGTGAACCAGGCCGCTCAGCAGGCCGCGGCCGCCTCGCGTGCGCGCGTCGCCGCGCAGCAGCTGGGCTGGAACATGAAGACCACGGCGACCTCGATGGGCCAGAACCTGCCGGGTGCGTCGCTTGGCGCAGGCACGGCGGCGAACCAGGCGCTCGCGGGCGCTACGGGCGCAACGCAACAAACGGTCGCCAACAACCAAACCGCCCTGGGTAACACCCAAACCGGTATCCAGAACGCGACCCAGCAGTCACAGAACCAGATCGCCACGCAGCAGTCGATTGGTGGCATGGCGCAGCAGAGCTACAACACCCAGGTAAACGCCTGGCAGGCTCAGCAGCAGGCTGATGCGCAGTCGAGCGCGGGGATCGGTTCGGCAGTCGGCGGCTTGGCGATGGCCGGCGCGGTGCTCTGATGCTCACGACGGCGCTCCAGTTCTCGGGTGGCAAGGACTCGCTCGCGACGCTCTACCTGATGCGTCCGCGCTGGTCCGAGCTCGTCGTCTACTGGATGAACACGGGCGACCCATTCCCCGAGACTGTCGAGACGGCCGCGCGCGTGCGCGCCATGGTCCCGCACTTCGTGGAAGTGAAGGGCGACGTGCACAAGCAGATCACCGAGCACGGCATCCCGACCGACCTGCTGCCCGCCACCGCCACGCCATTCGGTATCGCCGTATCCGGCCGCGGGGTCAAGATGCAGGACCGCTATTCGTGCTGCCAGCGCGCGCTGATGGCGCCGCTGCACCAGCGCATGAAAGCCGACGGCATCACCACGATCATCCGTGGTCAGAAGCACGCCGACCACCTGAAGGGGCCGTACAAGGATGGCGACGTGGCGGACGGCTTCAAGCTCGTCTATCCGCTCGAGGGCTGGACCGACGAGGACGTCTTCAAGTACCTCGCCAGTGAGGGAGTTGAGCTCCCGCGCTTCTACCAGACGATGAACTCGTCGCCCGACTGCCTGAACTGCAGCGCGTGGTGGGGCGAGGGTCGCGCGCAGTACCTGAAGGAATACCACCCGGCCTCGCACATGCTGTATCAGCAGCGCCTGAAGGCCATCAAGATCGCAGTCGTCGAGCACATCGACGCATTCTCAGAAGAGGTGAAGTAATGGGTTTCAATTTCGGTGTCTTCGCGGGTGGCTTGAATCAGGGCGCGCAGCAGACGCTCGCCACGGTCAAGCAGTATCGTGACATGGCGGACCAGGCGCAGGATCGCGCGGCGAAGGATCAGCTGCGCACGGATCTCGCCGCGACGCCGCAGGTTGGCGACGGCAAGTATGCGATCGACCCGAGCAAGGCGAATCCCGACATGGGGCCGCCACAGACCACCAAAACGGGTTCGGTATCTCAGGCAGACCAGGACCAGTACGTGCGCCAGGCGCTGGTTCGCGCGGGCCAGTATGACGCCGCGTCGAAGATGCGCCTGCAGGGCTCGCAGGCCGACTACTACGGCGCGAACGCCGAGGGCAAGGGCATCGACAACAAGCTCTCATCCAACGTGCTGCAGGCGAGCAAGGATGCGACCACGTTCTACCAGACCGGTGTGCAGAAGATCATGAGCGGCGACATCCCCGGCGCACTCAGCGATCTCGCGGCCCGCGCGACGCAGACGGGCACGAAGTATGGCGTATCGCAGGATGGCAAGACATGGACCGTGGATGGCCAGTCCTACGACGTGACCAACCCGCACACGGTCGGCGCGCTCTATGGCGCCATGCAGAACCACATTCTCCTCGGCGCGCTGCAGCAGGCCGACCCGACGAAGGCACCCGCTGTCGCACAGGCGAACGCGCAGACCCAGCAAGCCGCGAGTGGCGCACTGGATGCGAACAGCCGCGCCAGGCTGGTGCCGAGCGAGATCAACCGCAACAACGGTGCTGCGAACGCGTCGAACGCCGACGCGACCACGGCGCCCGCAAAGATCGACAACCTCAAGGCGAACGCGAACGCGTCGAACGCAACGGCGGACTACCACGGCGAACTGACGCACGGCCTCAAGGTCACCAACGGTGTGATAGATAAGGTCTCTGAGCTCCCGTCCGAGGCGTTCGCACCCGACGCAAATGGCGTCGTCAAGGCAGACCCGCTCGTTCGCCAAGCTGCAGCTGTTAAGAACCCGGGCGGGGTCTACAGCGCGGACAAGGCCACGGAGCGCAACGAGTACAGCAACGACACGAAGTCGGACATCTCCGACAACCAGATCGCGTCAGGTGAACGGAAGGCGCAGTGGGCCAACGCCACGAAGGAAGCCACGGCACAGATCCGCGCGACCGCCAAGTCCGGTGGCATCGCGGGACAAAACTGGGTGGAGGACAAGAACGCCTTCGGCCGGTATCACGACAGCAAGTCCGGCGCGATCCTACAGATCGACCCGAAGACGAACAAGATCACGGTCCTCAAGCAGCCGGACGCAGTCGGAGGCATCCAGCCGCGGATGGTGCTGGATAAGAACGGCAATCGCGTGCCGGGCTATCCAGGCGCGGGTGGGCAACTGTACGATAACGCTGTTGACGCCGCATCGTCGCTTGGCAAGAGCGGCGTCGTGCCGACCGCGCAGAATCCGAACGGCGCGGGGCAAATTGCTGCCCTGCCCAACATGCCGCGCTGAAACAAACCAGACATTGATTAGGGAGTAAAGGATGCCGCTGCTTACGGACTACCAGGAGATCCCTGGAGGTGAGGGGAACGCGCAACCCGCGGGGGGCGCAGGGAGTTCGTCGGCGGCGCCGGGGTTGATGACTGGCTACACGGAGATCGACGACAAGCCCGAACGCGAGCAGTCGTGGCTCGCCAAGCACACCCCAGACTCGGTGATCAAGTTCGCGCAGGGCATCCAGGGGGTCGAACAGGCGGTCAAGGGCCTTGGCAACCTGTCTACGCTCGGCGGCACTGGTAGCGCGGACCGCGCGATGCACGACGCGATCGCCAAGAAATATGGCGAGCAGGCAGCCGAATCGTTGGCACCGATCAAGTCCCTCTCGAAGGCCAACGCGGAGCTTGGCCAAGACCTCTCCGCCGGCCGGCAGAAGGCGGAGAAGGAGAGAGACGAGGCGCAGGGCTTCTGGAATACGGCGGGCGTCTACGCGCGCAACCCAGGCATGGCGATGGGCGATGCCATCGAGCAGGTCCCCGGCCTCGCAGTTGGTATGGCGCTCGGCGGCCCGGCGGGCTTCGCTGTCCAGTCGGCGGGCACGGCCGCGCAGAACGTACTCGACAAGGACCCGGACAACGTCGGCGGCGCCTACGTGGCAGCACCGATCGCTGCCGCGACCACCTACGCCACGACTAAACTCGGCGGCAAGTACCTTACGCCGGCCGCAGAAAAGTTAGCAGGTAAGCTGCCTTTTGTTGGCGACTTCGTGCAGAAGGCGCTGGCGGGCGCGGTCGATCAGGGCGTGCAGGGCGCGGGCATGGCTGCGGGTTCGCAGCTGGGCGAGAACGTCGGCAATGGCGACCCGTGGAGTCAGAATGTCGGCGCGGCGGCAGGCCACGGCTTCGTTGGCGGCTCGATCGCCGGCGCGGCGATGCACCCGGTGTTCCATCCGAAGTCTGCGCTCGACGGTGCTAACCAGGGCGTGAAGACGGGCGACCCCGCCGGCGACGCAGCCAACTCGGTGGGCTCCTCGACGCCGCACCCGGTGTACGACACGCCTCCGCAGCTTGAGAACAACCCGTCGCCGCAGACAACCTCCGGTGTACCCGTGGGCGCTGTGCCGAACGGCGTGCGCGAAGTGGATTCTACGCAGGGCCTGCAGAACCCGCGCGTGTTCCCGAACGGCCAGGCCGAAGCTGATGTTGGCGCCGCGAACCGCATGCCGGGCGAGCAGACCAACATGGCGATCGCCGCGGGGCAGTTCCGCCCCGAGGAGCAGCCGATTCGATCGCACATCGACGACATCACAGGCGTCACGCGTGCCGCGATCGGTGGCAACGGTGATGGCCAAGCTCGAATGGAGGCCGCGCTCAACGAGCCGACTCAGTTCAAGATCCACGACCCGCAGACCGGCGCGGAGATCCGCCCGGCTACGCTCGGCGACGTGATCGAGGCGTCGCACAACACCGACACGGCGAACCAGCAGAAGCAGGCGGAGATCAAGCAGCAAGGTGGCGTGGCACTTGCCGAGTCGAAGTTCGGCCCGCGCGCGGACATCATCCACGCTCCCTCTGGCCAGCCGGTGCCGGGCGCGCACGCGTGGGCGGGCGACGAGCACACCACCAACGACGAATTCCAGCGCGCGCAGGCGAAGCTCGGCACGAAGGAGCTCGCCAAGACGGACGTGCAGCACGACCTCGAGCACGTGTTCGTCGACGCGTGGCGCGAGCACAACCCCATGGATCGACCCGCGGACGCGGAGGGGCTCGGCCCGCACCCGACTCCGAAGGAGCTCGACCAGTTCACGAAACTCATCGGCATCGGCGACGTCAAGACGCACGCGGATGCGGTGATGAAGATTGATCAGGCGCTCAAGAAGCTCGAGCGCTCGAAAGCGGAGTCCTCGGACTTCAAACGTGGCGTCCTCAACGAGTGGCGCAAGAAACTCATCGGAGAAAACAATGGCCAAGTTGCCGACCGTCAAAACCCCCAAGGTGCCAATGCCGAAAGCGGCAGCAGCGCCGAAGTTCAGCGCCCAGCTGCCGAAAGCAGCCACGCCGAAAGCAACCCCGTCGCCGAAGGTAGCGGCAGCCGCGAAGCCGCCCAAAGCAGCGGGACCGAAGCCGCCGGCAAGCCCGAACTTCAAGAACGCCAACCGGCAGATGTACAGCCAGGACCTGCCGAAGCCGCCGAAGGGCTAACCGCACGCGGCGGAGACAAGACGGCCACCTACAAGGTCGTCAAGCGTAACGACGGCTCGAGCATGCTCACGCGCGAGATCCGGTACGACGACGGTGAAGTTTTCCAGGAGTACATGGATCAGGACCACATGTGGCAGAAGGGCACCCCGTCCGCTATCGCTGTGCATGGCGCACAGCAGGTGGGTGGAGCGGAGGCGTTCCCGACTGCAGAGCATGCGCTCCGGGCCGCGCGCGACGACGCTCAAGAGATCGGCGTCAAGGAAGCTGAGCCGGCGAAGGCACTAGACCCCGTCAGCCAGCAAACCGTAATCAAAGTCAAGAAACGGAGAACCATCGATGAGTCTCAACGACTTCAAGGACAAGAGCAAGCCACTGCCGGGAACGTCGATCGACGACCCGCAGACGTGGGACCTGTGGCAGATGGATCAGCAGGTGAGTTGCGACAACCGGTGCGCGTCGAAGCAGGAGCCGCACGAGACAGCAGCGTTCGAAGCGAGGGAGCAGCGGATCGCAGCGCGGCTGGGGATGCCACTGTATCTCGTGGGGTCGATGGGACTCGCAGGCAAGAAGTAAGGGCGCAGCTCGACGCGAAGCTCAATGGCTTCATGCGTGGTCACGTACGTGAATCCTTCCAGGTGATGAAGGCCCAGCTGGACAAGGGCATGATCACCCCGGAGGAAGCACAGCGCCGTCTCGACGAAGTGAAGAACGCTAAGAGCGCCGACGACCACGACTTCGCACTGGACGTTCTCGAGGGCGAGGTTCCGACGATCGCCGCCGCGCGCGAGCGGTTCTATGACGCCCAGCGCCAAGGGAAAGAGCGACGCGCGCTTGCGGCCGCCGGCGAGAAGCCCGCACTCGAAGCCCCCAAGCAGGAAGCTGGTGAGGAGGTCGCGCACCCGCGCTTCAAGGAGCTCGCCGATCAGCTGTTCCCCGGCAAGAACGCCGCGCGCGACCTGTCGATCTTCGCCGCCGTGCACGATGGCTCGTCGCTCGCAGACGTCGCCGCGGAGCACGGCCTCACCGAAGGCCGGATCAGCCAGCTGTCGAACGAGGCGTGGCGCCAGGCGAAGGCCGCCGAGATCCCGCAGGCGATGAAGAACATCGGCATGGAGCCGGAGGAGCTCATGAAGCTCTTCCATGACGAGGCTGCGAAACGCCGCGCCAAGTCAGAAGCCGATGAGGCGCTTGAGCGGGCGGCAGTGGGCGACAAGGCGTACGAGATCCAGCAGGAGCTCGGCTACGGTCACTCCAGCCTGAACGAAGGCGCGGGTGAGCATCTCACCGTGGCGGACCGCGAGCACATGGGTGAAGTCACGCCCGGCGGCTCGCAAGGTGAAGTGGTCGGCCGCAAGGACCCGGTCACGCAGTGGGCGCAGCTGCGCGAGAAGCAGGAAGACCTGATTGCGAAGGGCAAGCATGCCGAGGCCGACGCTCTGCAGGAGAAGATGGACGCGCTCGAGGAGCAGATCCGCAAGCGTGGCTTCGAGTCAGAGTTCAACGACGAGCACGCCGAGGCCCGCACCGCCTGGGAAAAGCAGGAGCTCCACCAGGAGTCGGGCGTTCGCTTCGACGACCTGCCGTCGTCCCTCAAGAGCGAGTGGCACGACGCGGTGCGCGCGGGCACGTCCAACCGCGATCGCTTCGCCTCGATTGTCGACAAGTACGACAACGGCATGTACGAGTACGACTCGCGCACGTCGCCGGGCTTCAAGGAAATGGCCGAGGCCGACGCGACCACCACGCGCGAGGTGGAAGCTGAATACGATCGCCTCGGGATTGGCCATGCGCTCGACGCGCCGAATGAATACCGCATCGTTGAGACACATGAGTTCGACGGCGACGGCTACGCGGCAGCTGACCGCGTCGGCATGTCGGTGGGTATCCGCCGTGACGTGGTGGAGCATGGGGGCGCGCTGCTCTCGCATACACTGCGCCACGAAGTGGGCCACGTAATCGACGACATCGGCCACGGCGGCGTCTACTCGATCCAGCCGGAGATGCGCTTCTCGCTGGGCGAGGGCGGCTGGAAGGGCGCGGGCGAAGTCGCGCGCGAAGTCCAGCGCATGTACGAGTCGGGCGACGAGTTCCTCGAAAGCCTGTTCGACTACCCGATGAATCGCGACGCGTACCCGATGTCGCGTAAGCGGCTGCAGGCCGAGGTCTTCTCGCAACTGTGGTCCATGTACACTAATCCGAAGTGGCGCGCGCGGCTGGAAGAGCACGCACCCGCCACGGCTCAGTTTATGAAGGAGGTGGTTGAGCATGTCAAACGCAATCCAGAAACGGTTCAACATGGCACGGAGCTTGGCGCAGAAGTCCGCTCCAACCACTTCGCGTTTCGTGACGCCGAAGGGCGCGCTGAAGGGGATACCCGACCCGGACAAGATCGACTGGAGCAAGATGGGCCAGGCGACGACGGCCCCATCGCCAGCCGAAACGGACGCGACGCCGTCGACGCCGACGAGCGCCTCCGCCAGCGAGCAGCAGAAGCCAACGCTCGGCGTGCCGCCCGCCGAAGCAGCACTGACGCAGCAGAGCAAGCCGCTGCCGCCAGCGGTAAGGACAGCGGAACCGGTGGATTCGCCGACGCTCCCGGACGAGCCGAGCGCGTAATCTCGAAGCTGCCCGAGGGCGCGCAGAAGCCGGTTCAGCGGATCTACGACAACCTCGCGCACGCGGCCGCCGTGGGTTCGAAGGCGCTCGCCTTCGGCCACGACCTGGCGAAGTGGGCCGAGAAGACCCTCGGCATGAAGGCACCGCGCGAATACATGGACGCCATGTCGCGCAAGGACGCGTACCGCAACGCACTCAACGCGCACCTGTCGGACATCGGCAGCATGGTGTCGAAGTTGAAGCGCAACGAGCAGCGCGTGGCGGGCGAGTTCCTGACCGAAACCACGATGCAGAAGAAGTGGGGTTACGAGGCCGACTGGAACAAGGGCGTCACGGTGGACCCGGCGACCAAGGCGCGCTTCGACAAGCTGCCCGCCCATATCCAGGATGTCATCAAGGCGGTCAACAAGGAAGGCGTGGAGCAGCAGCAGCGCGAGTTCGCGGCGCTCCAGGAGATCTCGCGTCGCACCGGCGTGGAGATGCCGGCCGATGCCACGCCGAAGATGGATGGCCCGTACGCGCCGCTGCGCCGCCACGGTGACTACGTCGTCGAGGCCAAGTCGCACGAGCTCCTCGCGGCCGAGAATGAAAATGCTGGCGCGCGCGTGGCGTCGCTCAAGCAGGACCCGAACCACTATTACTACGGCCACGAGCCGTCGATGGGCCACGCCAACCAGACCGCGCGTGAGCTCGCGGCGCGGTTCGGCTCGAACAACGTGCGCTCAATGGCGCGCGACGAGTACTACCGCGACAACCACGGAGCGTCGTTTGCTGCGGTCGACGCATGGGCGCGCAAGATCGAGGACGCACTCTCTACCGGCCCGCACGGCGACGCGAAGTACGCCAAGCAGGTGGCAGACGACCTGAAGGAGCTCTACCTCACGAAGGTCGCCGACAACTCGGCGCGCGCGGCGGGTCTCAAGCGCGGCAACGTCGTCGGGGTTAAGGGCGAGCAGGCACTGATGTCGTTCTTCATGAACGGCCAGAACCGTAACCGCATGGTGTCCGAAGCGCTGCACGGCGACGCCATCAACGTGGCGCAGGCCAAGATGTCGCGCGAGGTGAAGGAAGCCACGACGCCGCAGGCGGCCAAGGAGCGCCAGGACTTCGTGAACGAGTTCGCCAAGCGTCGCATCCAGCAGATGAAGAACGAGCCGTCGCGGGTGATGGACAACCTGCTGCAGTTCAACAGCGCGTGGCGTCTGCTCACGTCGCCGGCGCATTACCTGCAGTACATATCGCAGCCGGTCACGATGGCGCTGCCGATCCTGCAGGGCCGCTTCGGCTACGGCAGTGGCTGGCGTGAGCTCCACGCTGGCTTGCAGGATGCGATCGCGATCGCGCGCCAGTCGTCGTGGTCCAAGCCGAACATCGGAAAGCACGTCAACAAGGTGGGCGACGAGCTCGCGATGCTCAAGTCACTGCAGGCGCGCAACATCCTCGAGCACGGCGTGGATCTCGAGGCCGGCCGCCCGGCGATCTACAGCGACAACGTGGGCTCGGCCGTCTTCCACAAGGCGATGGGCAAGCTCTCCTCGATCCCGCGCGCGCTCGAGACGCACAACCGTATCCTCTCGTCGCTGGCGGCCTACCGCCTGGCGTACAAGGATGCGATCGCCAAGGGCAAGTCGGCCACCGATGCGCACGATGCTGGCACGAAGTTCGCGACCGACACGATCATGTCGGCCTTCGGCGACTACTCGGCGGCGAACGCTCCGCGCGCGCTGGCGTCGGCGAACCCGGCGCTGCGGCTTGCGACCCAATACAAGAAGTTCCACGTGCTCCACGGCTCGATGGTGGTGGGCCTGGGCCACGAAGCGTTCAAGGGCGCGACGCCGCAGGAGCGTATGGTCGCCAAGAAGTCGCTGGCGTTCATGGCCGGCCACTACGGTGTGCTGGCGGGCGCCGCGGGCATCCCGGGCGCGATGCTGGTGGCGAGCGCGTTCAAGCACATGTTCGGTGACGACCACGACAAGTCGCTGGACACCGAGTCGTACCTACGTGAGGCGATGGGGCCGGACAACAAGGACATGGCCGACCTGCTGATCCACGGCGTGCCGGGCGTGATGGGGATGAACCTCGAGCGCAAGATCGGCGCGGGCGACATTTTCGATCCGCTGGTGAAGCCGCTTGAACTGGCCAACAACGCGGCACATGGCGAGATGCCCGACCGCCGCCAGATTGGCGACGCGGCGCTGGCCGTGCTCGGGCCGACCGGTGGCACCGCGATCAACATGCTCGGCGGTGTGGGGCAGATGATGCAGGGGAACTGGTACGAGGGACTGGCGGCGATGATGCCGAAGGGAATCCAGGATGGATTGAAGGCGTACGGCCTGGCGACCGATGGCTTCGTGGACAAGCAGGGTGTGCAGCGGGTGGCGCCCGAGAACCTCACTACGGCCGACATCGTGGGCCAGGCGATGGGCGTGACGCCGAAGACGGTGGCGGACGCGAACCGGATCACGAAGGACGAGAAGGCGGACGAGGCTGGCTACCAGAAGAAGTTCGCCGAGATGTCCACGGAGTTCCAGCGCGCGATGAAGGCGGGCGACGCCAACACCATGGCCGACGTGCAGCAGCGGTTCGCGCAGACCGCCACGGAGATGAGTCAGGCAGGGATGAAGCCGCCGTCGGGCTCGATCCTGTTCCGTGACATGGTCACCGGCGCCAAGAAGCAGGCGCTCACGCAACACGGTGTGCAGTCCAGCCTACGCAACCACGAGGCGGTGCGTCAGCGCCTGCTCGCGCAGGGGATGGAGGAGGACTAAGCGGCGATCGCGAACTGGTCGCGGTCCTGGCCCTGAATCCACTTGGGCTCGCGACCGCGGCCGCTCCACACCGCGCCGGAGTTCGGGTCTTTGTACACGACCTCCGGCGCCTTCAACTTGCGCGTGGCTTTCTTGCGCGCGGGCTTCAGCGACTGCTGGAGCTCCTCAAGTGTGACTTCGTTGGCGTACATGAGCTCGGCGATCTGCCCGAGCACTTGACTGCGTTCGAACGCCTGGCGCTCCTGGATAGCGGCCGTCAGCTTAGCCAGCTGGGCCTGCATTTGTTTGAGTTCAGGGGACATAAAAGACCTCGTTAGGATGGTTCTCAGAACTGGTCTCCGTGGTCTATTTGACATAATAATAATTATCGATTTTTAATCAGCCCGCGCAGGCGCTCGTTGTCCGCGGCCCACACAGCGGGGTCAACTCGTCGGATCGTTAGAAACGCCCACAGACTGTGGGCACCGAGCGCGGCACCAAATTGATACGCGCGCGAATCCTCCTTGCGGGCAGCCTCGGTCATCGCGTCCACGATCGTGCGCTCGGTGGCTTCCGTGAGTTCAGCGTAGGTCCAGGGTTTCATGTTCTGCACGCCACCAGCAGCGTGCGCTTCATGCCGCCTTCGCCGCCCAGCACGCCGTATTCCTGGTTCTTGTCGCGGATCGCGTAGCCGCCCGGACAAGCCTTGGCGGCCTCCGAGTAGCACTGGTCCCAGCCACCGCTGGTTACGCCATGCTGGCCGCAGTCGACCAGGTACTCAGTGTTTCCGGAGGGTCCCTGCATGGCGGTGACCTGGGGGCCGCCGCACGCGCTCAGCGCGATAGCAAGTGTGGAGATGGTGACGATCTTGGTCGTTTTCATGGAAGAAACATCTCTTGTTGGTCTGGTGGATCGACCGCTTCGTTGCCCACGATGATGCGTTCCTCGGGCCCCGCGACGGGTATCTGGTGCAGTGGCGTGGCGTCGTCGACCGTCCCTGGATCCTGCTCAGTCTCGGTAACTGACACAGCAGCGTAGAAGTTAGCGAAGCGGCGCCCGCGCTCCCCCTGCCAGTAGACACGCGAGTTGATGATGTAGGCGTTCTGGCTCCCCACCTTTACGATCTGGAGCCACCGGCCATCCCGCAGAACATTGACCGCACGCTCCACGCTGCGCTCTACAACACCGAGCTCCTCGGCGATCGCCCTCTTGCTCATGACGACTGCATTGGTTCGGTTCATCTTGCTCGCGAGCAGGTGGAGCATGCCTGCTGCCACCGGGTATTTGATCGAGAGCTCAGTGATCGACCGGAGAGTCTTCTTCTCCACTTGGAGCCAGCCGCCCATATCCCGCAGCCCAGCCGTCTCAGTGGATATATTCCGTGGAAGTTTAGGTGTGTCGCCCATCACGCCTCCGGATTCGGTTCGGGCGATTCTAAAGTCATAATTGGCGAACGGCAAGCGTGTCTGATTGATGCGTCCCCAGTGTCGGACAGACCCGACTCCCGTGTCGGGGTATCCCGACATTTGTGTCGGGGTGGCGGTCTCTAAAAACTATTAGTTAACAATGACTTACGGAAGGTCGACCGCATCCTCTTTCTTTATGTTGGTTAACGGTGTGGTTTTTGACGTTCGCTTTCTCTCTCATTTGGGCAAGCCCGCTAGGGCGCGTCAGCCTCAAGTGTGGGTAACTTGCGGACCCCGCAGGGGCCGTCCACACCCGTGTGGTGTGGGCGGGCAAGTTATCCATGCGGGGATTGCCGACAGGTAGTTGCGTACCCGGGTTACAGGTTGTGGAGCTTCCTGAGCCGTGCGAGCTCGCGCCGCGCGCCCTCGTTCATGATCTCGCTCATTGGCAGGTCCGTCTCGCGGGAGAACGCCTTGAGCTCCTCGTAGAGATCCACGGGAACGTTCAGGCTGTAGCCAAGCGTCACCACGCGCGGGCGCAGGGATTTCCGGGCCGACTGGCGCTCAGCCGTCGGCGGGCTCGACGGCGCGACCTCCCTGCCCCCCGGCGCTTCCCGAGCCATCTGCTCGATCTCCGGCGACAGCGTCGGCATCTGGGCGAACTGCATGTTTCGGGTATTCATTGAAAACCTCCTGGTAGAGCAAAGCGAATTCTTCCTGGGCCTTGGCGTTGTCGCGGTTGCGCTTCTGCTCGAGTACGCCCTGCCCCTTCGGCGCCGCGTACTTATACGCCACGCGGTCGTTCAGCTTGACGATGGGCTCCGTGAAGTGGCCGAGCATCTGGTCCTCGAGCGCGCGGGCCAGCGGGCTGGTCGGCTGCTGAGGGTCCAGGAGGTTCATCACGGGAACCACACGTATCTGGTGGCCGGCGGCCCTATATTTGGCAACCATCTGGGCCATCGTCATCAACGACCAGACCTCGTACTGTCCGGGGCTATAGGGCATGACCAGTACGTCGCACGCTGCGATCGCATGCACGAGCTCAGGGCTGTTCTTCCCTGCGCAGTCCACGATGACCGTGTCGGTGTTGGCACGTTCGGCCATCAGTGCGTGGTGGATGGCGCCCTCCATGAAGGCACTAGGGATCTCCGGCAATACGCCGAACTCGCTGCGTGTGCCGCCCCACATGAAGGCGAACTTCTCTGGGTCCGTGTCGACGAGCTTAGTGGCGTAGCCACTGGCTGCCCGAGCTACGGCTAGGTTGGTGGCGATAGTGGTCTTCCCCACTCCGCCCTTACGTGTTGCGACCGCTATCAGCATGTCACCTCCCCTGTTGGTTGGTGTGTATGCTAGTGCGCAGCGGGACGAACTTCAAGCGTTACATTAAGTTTTGCGGGGATATTTACGTATATATAGACGTATATACGGGGGTACGAACAGAGGGAGGCCCCGCCACGTGGGCGGGGTGCTCTGCGTACTTACGCGTCGACGGGCATGGTCATCGCCAGGCGGCGACGGGCATCGAGGTACTTGGCCAGGTCCTCCACGTGGATTCCCATGGCCGACTTCTGGCTGGCGTCGAAGCGCGTCACCGGGAGGCCGAGGCTGCCGTCGCGGGCGCGTTGCCGGATGGTCTCCGACGAGAGGTGGGGGAAGAAGTCGAGCCGCGCCTGCTCGAGCGAGATGAAGGCGCGGCCGTACTGCTTGAGGAGAAGCCCGAGCGTGGTGTCCATCAGATGACCTGCGCGAGTTGGTTGTTGACCGCCTTCAGCTGCGGGAGGAGGTTGGCGTCATCCAGCTTACTCATGTCCAGCATGATGCAGGGCATGGCGGAACCAGCGGCCGTGGTGCCACGGGTGAGCGTCATCCGGGCGTTCAGGTCCTTCATCGCGCCGCGCGTCTGGGCCGCGCCGATCACTTCCGAGAAGTCCACGCGCTCCTGGGTGCACCAGTTGCGCACGGCCGCGCGGCTGAGCATCAGCGTGTTGTGGTAGAGCGCGTCGGTCTGCTGGTTGCCAATCACGTAGCGGCCGACGACCTCGTGGTAGACGCGCACTTCCTCGGGCGCCACGCGGCTGCTGGTGTAGTAGCCGTAGGTCGACAGGATGCGCGGCGACAGCCCGTTGATCATGCGCGAGAGCGTGTCCTCGAGGTCCACCGTGTTCGTCTCGGCGACCGTCGCGCACATCTCCGACATCATCGAGACCGCAAACGCCTCGACAGCTTGGTAGTTGAATGCCACCAGCCCAAGCTGGCACAGCAGATCCATCGCCGCCAGCGTGCACGCCATGTGGGCGCGGTAGTAGCGGTGGCCGGGCGCCGTGAGGTGCTTCGCCGCCACGATCATCTTGTCGAAGATCAGCTGCTCGACCGCCGCCTTGTTGCTGACGATGTGCTTCACGAACACTTCGCCCGCGTGGCCCGAGTTCATCCCCATCACGTTCAGTGCCTGAGAGACCTGGTTCGGGTCCAGCTGGGGGAGGGCGTACTTGTCGATCGACAGCTGGATGATCCGCATGGCTTCCGCGTCGGTGTTGCCGCGGTGCTCCGACAGGCGCTCGTGCAGGTCCGTGTTGGCCGTGACATACGGCGCCATCGCCCACTCGGACGAGCGGGCCAGGCCCACGCCACCGGTGCCAGCCTGCATCCGCGACTTGTCGCGGCCTTCCGAGATCGAGTAGGCCCACTCGGACAGTTCAGACGGATCGATGTCCGTGAACTCGTCGAACAGCAGCGGCATGTTGCCGTGGGTGCCCATGAAGCCGTAGCGCGCGTTGATCGTGGAGCTCTTCGTGTGCGTCATGCGCGCGGCGTCGCCGAAGGCGTAGAGCGCAGCGTTCGCCACGGTCGTCTTGCCTCGCGCGGTGCGCCCGCCGGTGATGGCGAACATCACGCCCTTGTAGAGCGTCTCGCCGGAGAAGGGCGTGAGCAGCGAGCCGAACGCGTTGGCGTAGGCGTACTGCAGCGGCTCCATGCCCTCGCGGGCGTACACGAAGTTCACCGCGTTGACGTAGTTCTCAAGCGCGCCGCGGCGGGGCGGGAAAACCACCTCCGACAGCGTCGTGGCGTTCGCACCCAGGCGCACCTTGCGCACCGAGCCGTCCGTGCCGTAGAGCACGTCGCCCATCAGGAAGCCGTCGCGCTCGTTGTTCCAGCCGAAGGCGCGCAGCGTGGAGAGCTCGCCGGCCTCGGCCTTGATCTTGTTGATCGAATCGCGGACGTAAGCCAGCATATGTGTTCCAGAATCTTTTGTATTTACGGGCATGATGGATCTCTTGCTCAGTTCCTTCAGTAAGTCACCGGGCGCGGCCGTCGCCGACATCGGGATGTCGAACTCGACGATGCCGCCGCGCGGCTGGTGCAGGCGTGCCGACGCGTGGAATGCCTTGTTCTCGTCGACCGCCCAGCCGTAGACGTAGAAGTGCGCCTCGGTGAGGGTGTGCCACTCGAGGTCGCCGTCCTTGTTCACCAGGTAGCGAACCAGCTTCTCGTCGTCCCACTGGAAGCCGTCCGGCTTCTCCGGGATCTCGATCGTCACCGGCGCGGCCGCCGTCGGCAGCTGGATCTGCAGCACCTGAGCGGGCGCCGCTTCCGGCATCGTCAGGCCCAGTTGGATCGGCGAGGTCTTCTTGAACGAGCCATCGTTTTCCCGGTAGACGCAGCCGTCGCAGCCCTTCGGGTTGTCCGCGAAGAACGAAGCGCACGTGGCGGGCCCGGTGTTCCAATCGTCGTACTTCTTCTCCGTGGCGTATTCCGAATACCCCGGGCCTTCCGAGCTCCACTCCTGCGCGAGGGCCAGGCCCTCGGAGCAGTGCTTGATGATCCCGAGCGACTTGAACCAGATCGGGTATTCGACGCAGCCCTTGGTGTCGCGCATCGCGCGCAGCTGAGCACACTTCTCCGCCACGACCGCAGCCGAGGAGGGAGGGCCGTCATACTTGGCGTGCTCAGCGAGTGCGTTTCCCGATACGGTAATCCCCCGGAGAAACGCAGGAACTTCGCTAACCAGTGGCGACAACGTGCTAACGCCTGCCGAGCCAACGACGTCGCGGAATGCCTCCGGCGTCACCTCGCCCTGGCCCGCGTACAGCACCTTCACCGGCTTCGGGTCGCCCTTGCGGTGCGTGGAGCCAGCTGGGCGCAGGATCGACGAGGCGTCCGCGGTGCGCGTCGGGTCGGCCAGCACGCCGTGCTCGGCGAGCAGCGCCTTGAAAGCGGTGGCGACCGCGCGCCAGCTGTTCGGGCCGATGTCCTTCGTGAGCGGCCAGTAGCAGTGCAGGCCGTTGCCCGAGCTCACCATCATCGGCAGCGTAAGTCCCACGCCACCGCAGAACTTGACGATCGCATCGCGCGCCTCGGACTTCTTGGCGTAGCCCTTGCCCTCGTCGGCCTTGTCCTCGCCGCAGTCGATGTCGACCCAGAAAGACTTCATGCGGCCGAGGTTCTCGGCGACGCGGTAATACTTCTTCATCTCGCCGGGCTTTTTCGGGTCCGGGAGCATGACATGTGCGGCCTTAATGGACGCGCAGGCGTGGTAGACGGTGTAGCCCTTGGCATCGAACGACTTGATGGTGTTGGCCATGGCCTCCAACGACGGCATGGCCGTGTGCTGGAGGTAGGGCTTGATTCCGTCGAAGTGTGCGATGTAGTAGGGGCCGCTCGCCGGCAGGATCGCCTGCAGGAACTGCAGCGTATCCATCGCGTTACTCCGGCAGAATGAGCGAGTTTCCCTTCTGGCTTGCGATGCCAGCGGTGTGGATGGCCTGGATGAGCGTCTGCTGCGCGATCTTCGCGAGCTCCTGAGCCTGGAGGTTGTTCTGAACTGATTCACCGATGACGCGGCCCGCCACCTCGGCGAGACCCAGCACGATCTCCGGCCACGTGAATTCACCCGTGTGGACGCTCAAGTAGCAGCGCTCGACGACGTCCTTCTTCATACGGGAATTGATTTGATGTGCCATATTTTCTTCCGGGGAAAATGAACCGGCCCCAGAACGGGGCCGGGATACCGCGAGGTGCTGTTAGTCGTCGAAGGTCACAGACGCCAGGTCGGGGATCGCGTCGCCAGCGATGATGTTACCGACCACCGGGTTGTCCTGTGAAGCAGCTTCTTCAGCCACGACCTTGGCGCCCACCACGCCGAGACCCTGCTCAGCGGCTTCGACCGCCGCGGCAATCTCCGCATCGTTGACCGACTTGGCCGTCGTGATCTTCTTCGCTTCACGGGCGGCCTTCTTCGCCTGGAGTTCTGCGAGCACGCGCTCTTCCTCTTCGGCCTCGAGCTCCTCCGGCGTCTTCTCGCGCGGCTTAGCGACGGCGGCGGCGGCGGCGGCTTTCTTCGTCGCGGCAGTAGCCGCAGATGCCGTCTCGCGCTGAGACGTAGCCGCGGCGGCATCTGCAGACTTTCCCGCTGCTGCAGCCTTCAGGTGCTCCGGGACTTCGCCCAGGCCATCACTTGCAGCATCCGGGTCACCGCCGCCAGCATCCGCCGGCGACATGCCGAGGATCGCTTCGACTGCGTCGCTGTCTGCGGCTTCGTTCGCCTCGAGGAACTGCTCCTGGCTCAGGAACCCGATCGGCTCGAACTCCAGCTTCGGCGTCGGCGCGTCCTTGTCGAACTTCAGCTTGGTGACCACGCCGTTGAGCGGAACGCCGCGCTTGGCGAGCAGCTTGCCGTAGTCGCCTGCGGCCTTGATCGAGGCCGGCGGCACGCGCAGGAGCATCGGGTCGTCGATCGCGTTCGTCGCGGCGACAGCCAGGCGGATCACGTCGGAGCAGGCCTTACCCTTGCCGAGCGTACCGTCCTGCTGGATCTTCGAGCCGAACTGGTTCTTCTTGCACACCATGCACGACTTGGCCTGCGGCTTCTCTGACTGCGGGTCGGGCTTCACGCCATCGGTCGAGAAGCAGTCCGGCTTCGACTGGTCACCGCCCTTCACGTAGGTGCCGGCATACCAGACCTTGTGCTTGATCGGCGACGCCTTGATCACCACCACCTCGATCGCGCTCGCCGGGCTGTCCGGGTCCTTCGGGTTCATCAGCGTGGTGCGCTCTTCGCCTTGCACGACCGTGAAGTTCTTGCCTTCGATCGACAGGTTCTTGAACGACGCGGTGTGGTGCGCAGCCAGTCCGTTTTCGACGACGGTGTTCTTCAGGAACGCCGGGACGTTGGTGTTAGCAGCGAAGAGAGCCGGGAGATTGTTAGCCATTTGAGGATATTTCCTGTGTGAGGTTATAGATTACGCGACGTTGGTCGAGTTAGCAAGTTCAATGCGATTTACAACATCAGGTGCGGCGAACGTTGATCGTGCGTTCCTCGCGCCAGTTCAGGCCCGGAGGCAGATCCTGGTTCTCCTCGACGTACTGCTCGACGGCCGCCTTCGCCGCGCGCAGGTCCGCCATCGCCCAGTTGTTCTCGTCGGCGAGGATGAAGTTGCGGAAGGCTTCCTTGTCGGCCACCGTGGCGCTGGTGCGCTTGCTGATGTACGCAGTGCCCTCGGCCGACTTCACCGACTCGGTGCCCAGCTGGTCGAAGGTGGCGAGGATCACCGCTTCGATCTGCTCCATCTGAGCGTCGATCGGCTTGGTGAAATCCTCCAGCTTCTTCTTGGCGGCCGCCTTCGTGTCGCGCAGCTTGATGTACTTCTCGACGAGTTCGTTCAGCTTCATATCTGCTCCTGTAAATAAGTTGGTTACAACGTGCTAACTTGCTGCGGATCTGCGTCGAGACCGCGCCACATGCGGAACTGCGTCGGTGCCGGCGAATCCATCCTTGCTGCTTTTTCCTTCCCCGCAGCGGTCCACATCCACTGCTTTCCGTCCCACCTGGAGTACCAGCCTACTGCCCAGTGGACCGACTTCACTTCATAAACCCCCTCACGCACCGGCTTAATTTCCGCCGGATACCAGTCAGTCATTTTCATGCTTTCACCTTCGTCTTAAATGCTTTCTCAACACTCCAACCTGAACGCTGGAGTCTCATATAAAGCGTGATGTATTTAATCCCAAGCTCCTTCGCCCAATCCTTGATGCACATGGTTTGTCCATCGTAGGTAATGAACTGCCAGTGGATTTTAGCTACTCGCCGTCTCTTGATTTTCGATGAGCTCAAGGAGCACCCCCTGTGTGTCAACCTTGCCCGCGAGTCGGGCGTACATCTTCCGTTCAATCTTCGACCCAGCAATGTGGACGATGACGGAGGTTCGTTTCTGCCCCGGGCGTCGCACTCGAGCATTAGCCTGGACGTAGGTGTCGGCCGAATTGATTGGGGCGTACCAACAAGTGGTCGTAGCCTCAGTCAAAGTTAAGCCGTGCGACATCGTCCCGGGATTTGCAACGATGACGTGGAGAGGATCTTGTGGGTCCTGGAAACGTTGGAATATTTCATCTCGCGCATCCTTACTCACGCCCCCATGCACTACACCAATTTCCCACTTGGGGGATATGCAGCCAGCGATGTGCTCTATTACTCCAGTGAGAGGGGCGAACACTAGAACCTTGCCCTCCGACTCCTCAATTATCTCGATGAGCTCATTCACTCGGGGCTGACAGGGGAGGTTCACGTGGTTGCCATCAGCGTCGTAAGCCACGCCACAGGCAATCTGCACTAGCTTCCCAGCCTTCACCGCCTCATTCACCGCAGTCAATTCACCCGACGCATGCTGAGCGACAAGCTTCTTCATCATCGACTCGTAGGCTGTCTTCTG